ACAACTTCAGATCAGCCGAAGACATTCTTGAAGCAATTAAACCTTATCTCTTAGAGATGGGAGTAACAGTGAGAGTTGAGGAATCATTAATCGATAACGCAGAGTTTCCGATTATACAATCCACAGCAACCATTACCGATGGTACTGATGCTATACGCGCAACAGCAGTTGTTGGCGTAGACCTCGGCCAGAAGGGTATGGCTATGCCACAAAAGTTCGGCTCGGCCAGCTCGTACGGTAAAAAATATGCACTGGGAAATTTATTGTTGATAGATGACACGGCTGATGCTGATAGTACTAATACGTATGACAAAGATAGTTTAAAAGATCTAAGCAAAGCGCAGCAGTACATTAAGTCGGGTGGCACAATAGATGCAATTAAAAAGAAGTACAAACTTACGTCTGAACAAGAAAAGACGTTAACAACTCTTTAATGAATAAAGAAGCAATAAAAAAACTACGTGAAGATGAGCATTATTATGGAGATTTTGGTAAACAATTTCTAAGTAATAGTGACATCTCTACGTTGTTAAACAATCCTTTAGCGTATGGTAAACCTATGGAAATGCGGCCAGCTTTTTTAGTTGGTGGTTATTTTCACACTGCAATACTTGAGCCAGATAAGCTTAAGAAATACAAAGTGGTCGAAGCTACGACTAGAAATACTAAAGCGTATAAAGAGATTTCAGGCGGCGAGCTATGTTTGTTGCGGCATGAAGTGGATCAATTAGAAATAATGATCGATGCAATGCTAGCTAACGATGTTTGCAAAGGTTTAATACGAAGTGATAAAGCTGAATATGAACAACCTGGAATTGGTGAAATATCTGGAGCTAATTGGAAAGGTAAAGCCGATATAGTTAATCATGACGAAAAACTAATTATTGATTTGAAAACTACAGCGGATATAAATAAATTTCGCTGGTCAGCTTCAAAATATAATTATGACAGTCAGGCTTACATTTATCAAAAGCTATTTGGCTATGAAATGGTATTCATTGCAATAGACAAGAAGACTAATCAAATTGGCATTTTCGATTGCTCACCACAATTCTTAGAGAAAGGAAAAGAAAAAGTTGAACAAGCTGTTGAAGCTTACAATCTTTTCTATAAGAATTCGGATTTTGATCCACAACAATTTTTTATTAATCAAACACTTTAATTTAATATTATGGCAAGAACAAGAAAAAATCAAATGAAAATTTGTAGCGTAACAGGTTTAGAAACTAGTACAACTAATTTTTACAAGAATCAGAACCATGTTAAAGCCGTAGATAACCTGCGCAGGACAACTGGAGCAACTAAAGATCAGTTGGCTAGAATGTTTAACCAAATTAATCAATACGCATAATGGCAAGTATTATTAAAACAAGTATTAACCTTAATGAAATCCCTAAAGATAAAATATATCACGGGAAAAAAGGCAAGTACTTACCAGTTACTATCACTTTGAATGACGAGCTAGATCAGTTCGGAAATCAAGGCCCTGTAATTGTAGAGCAAACCAAGGAAGAAAGAGAGGCTAAAGTACAAAAGGTTTATCTTGGTAATGTTAAAGTAGTATGGACGAATGGAACCAATGTCGAAACAGCACCGAGAGATAATCAATCTGCACCAGCAGCTCAACCTAAGAAAGAAGAAGTAGTAGACGATTTACCATTTTAAATACGATTAATACATGCAGACAACGGAGATCAATGGATTCTTGATTGATGAGTTCAATCAATATGGTCTAGAAGAAGGGAAGAAGCAAGGCACATGCCCGCTTTGTTCTCACACTAGACAACCCAAAAATCAGAAAGCAAAATGTGCTTCTTACGATTGGGAACGGGGTCTCGGTACATGTCACAATTGTAATTCTTCTTTTCAGTTACACACTTATCAACGTAAAGGCGCAAGCGAAAAAGAATACGTAAGACCTACACCTCCAGACCCAGAATATCCGGGTAGAGATTACGGGTTAGATGATAAAGTAACTGAATGGTTTAAAACAAGAGGTATATCACCAGAGACCTTGCTTGATCTAAAAGTTGGGCAAGGCTCTGAGTATATGCCACAAACCGGCAAGTCCGAGAACACAATAAAGTTCAATTATTTCATGGGCGATCAACTTATTAATGTTAAGTATCGCGATGGAAGAAAGAACTTTAAATTATATAAGGGTGCTGAAAAAGTATTCTATAATATAAATAGCATAGTAGGTTATGAATATTGTATTATAACCGAAGGCGAAATGGATGTGTTAGCTTTACATGAGGCGGGTATACCTAATAGTATATCAGTTCCTAACGGAGCAACACTTAATAGTAACAACTTAGATTATTTAGACAATTGTATAGATTATTTCGAAGACAAAGAAAAAGTTATTTTAGCAGTCGATTCAGACGAAGCTGGACAAGCACTGCAACAGGAACTTGTTAGAAGACTTGGAGCAGAGGTTTGCTATTTAGCCACCTTCGATGATTGCAAAGACGCTAATGAGTATTTAATAAAGTATGGCAAAGAAAAACTTTCGCAAAGAATTACACAAGCAAGACCCGTACCTCTTGAGAATGTTACTACGTTCCGAGATATTGAGGATGAGGTTACTGACTTTGTTCGTAATGGCTTTAAGAAAGGATATCAAGTTGGCTTATCCAATTTTGATGACATATTTAGTACTTATACCGGCCAATTCATTACTGTCACTGGCATACCTAGTTCCGGTAAATCTGACTTCGTTGACCAAATGGTTGTCGGATATAATCGTAACTACAACTGGCGAACGGCTTTTGCGTCACCAGAAAACGCGCCTACGTATTTACACGCTCACAAGCTAATGCGTAAAACGTGGGAAGGAATGCCTACGTCAGATGATATACATACAGATAAATGGAATACAGTAGCGGATCACGTTAATGATAATTATTTCTTTATTGATATGGAGCGTTACACATTAGAATCTGTATTGCGTAAAGGTGCTGAGCTTGTTAAGCGTAAAGGAATTAAATGTTTAGTCATTGATCCGTTTAATAAGATTAGAGATGTAGATTGCAAGACTGAAGATGTTAATAGATACACTATGGAGTATCTAACCAAGATTGAAATGTTTGCTAAAAAATATGATGTACTAGTATTTATTGTAGCTCACCCTACTAAGATGTATAAAGGCAGTGATGGTCAAATTGAAGAGCCAACAATGTATAACATTAAAGGTGGTGGCGAATGGTATGATGCTAGTTATCACGGCATATTAGTTCATAGAAACTATGAAGAAAAAACCGTTAAAGCAAAAGTTCTTAAAGTTAAGTTTCAAAATCTTGGCGAGAACGGAGCTGAAGCACATTTTAAATGGGAACATAAGTCGGGATGCTTTATACCACATGAACAAATGAAAATAGCAGATGAGGCTATGCCTTGGGAATAATGAAAAGCTTATATAGAAAAAAGAAAAACCACGCCTTACCATCCTATCTTCCAAACCAAGAAGAACAAAAGTGGTATAGATATTGTGTGCATAACAATATAAGAATATCACCCTGGGGTATATTTAATGATCCTGATAACTGGTATATAAATATAAATATAGGGCCATATAAACGTGGTGAGAAACAAAACCTTTCACCAGAACCCTACGATAGAAAACAAATATGGAATAAATATTACGAATACTGTAAATATTATTATGATAAACGTAAACAATGAATACAAACAACTCGTCGGTGGAATCCTTTACGGAGGCACTGATAAACAAGACCGAACTGGAACTGGGACGCTCTCTGTTTTTGGCAGAACGATTGAGCATAACATGCAACATTCATTCCCTATACTTACAGCTAAACGAGTATCATTTAATGCAGCTAGGACTGAGCTCCTTTGGATCCTCAACGGACGCACAGACTTAAAGTATTTAGAAGATAACGGTGTTAAGTATTGGCGACCAGATTATGAACGCTCTGGCCGAACTGATGAAACGCTTGGCCCAGTATACGGAAAGCAATGGCGAAACTTTAATGGTGTAGATCAACTGCATAAGCTAGTAAATGCTATACGTAATAATCCGCATAGTCGCAGATTATACGTTTCAGCTTGGAACCCGGCCGAGATGCCGGATATGGTATTACCGCCATGTCATTATGGCTTTCAAGTTTACATTAACGACGGCTTTATGGACTTAGCTTGGCAACAACGATCGGCTGATGTTTTTCTTGGCCTGCCGTACGATATTACAATGTATGGCTTATTACTTAGTTTATTGGCTAAAGGCGCTAATTTAACGCCCAGAAAGCTTATAGGCCAGCTTGGAGACTGTCATCTATATAAAAATCATTTGGATCAAGCAGATGAATATTTAAATAGACCTAGCGTTGTTGCTAAACCCATAATTAAAATAAGCAATGGTATACATATAGATAACTATGGTGATTTATTTATACCTGGTAAAAACGATATAGAATTAATAAACTATAAACCCTTACCTGCTATTAAAGCAGAGTTAAGTGTTGGTAACTAAAAATAAATATGTACAACATTTATCACATTCCTGGTCAAAAAATCGGAGTTACACGTAATCTTAATAAAAGGGTTACGGAGGAACAAGGTTTCAGTCCAGACGAATACGAAGTTTTATTTACGAGTGAAGATATCGATGAGGTATCAGCGAAGGAAATAGAACTTCAACAGTCTTATGGCTATAGAGTAGATAGAAAATTATATAAACAATTATTTAATAAAATGAAAATAAACCCAACAACTCAAACGAGTACATTTCCATGTCCGGTTAATAAACTTAAAGGACAACTTATGGATAACATAGGTTTTAAATGGAAAACACCACAAGGTTATAATTTTGAGATAACACATGAAACTATACCTTGGATCATGGCTAACGTGAGAGAGTCTATGTACGACTCTAACAGAAGTTATGTTTATAACAAAGCTTTTTACGAAGCATTTTATAATCCAAAACATAACCCTGATAAAGAAATTTGCGTAGCTAACAATTTAGATTGTGAAAGATTTGATCTAATACGAACTTGGGCGGCAGAACGAGGCATATACGATTCTGGCCATAAACATACACAGTATGTAAAACTTCAAGAAGAAGCTGGTGAACTAGCTAAAGCATTATTGGAAAATGATAAACCTGAAATTCAAGATGCTATTGGAGATATAGTTGTAGTATTAACTAATCTTGCACATTTAGAAGGATTAAGTATAGAAGATTGTATTGATGCAGCATATGCTGAAATAGTTGGTCGAACTGGTTCTATGGTTAATGGAACATTTGTAAAAGATAAATAATGAGAGATAAAATAATCGAGCAAGTTATTAATAAGATTAAGAAACGCTCAGATGTAGGCTATAAAAAATATGGCGTTACATTACAAGAAGACGATCAGTCATTAGAAATATGGCTAACACATATCCAAGAAGAATTAATGGATGCTGTTAATTATATTGAAAAAGCAAAGGCTGTATTGTGCGATGAAATTGAAGAATGTATGCTTAAAAGAGCTAACGAATTCAATGACAATATCTCAAACATCGATGTAAATGAGGAAGAGATATTATAAGAAAAAAAAGAGAGGTCCTGTTGTAAGTAAAAAAGTTACTTATGACGGGATCAACTTTGCTTCTGGCCTTGAGCGATATATGTATATGGCTTTAAAAAAAGCTAAGGTTAGAGCTAAGTATGAAGGCGAGACGTTTGTTCTGCTAAATGGTTTTCATTTTGAAAACGAAGTTTATGAAAGACAATCTAATGGAAAAGGTGATTATAAAAATAGAGGCTGTAAGAGAATCTTACCTATTAAATATACTCCTGATTTTATTGGTGATGATTTTATAATTGAAACTAAAGGTAGAGCAAACGAATCCTTCCCGATGCGATGGAAGTTATTTAAACAATTAGTTATGAAACAATTTCCTAGTGTTACATTATATAAACCACAAAATCAAAAAGAATGCGACGAAACAATAAGCTTGATCCTGGACAAGAGAAAAGGATAGCTAGACAAAAGTACGCTGAAAGGCAGATTGATAAGTGGGTTAAATGGAGCTGGGAAGTTAAAGGATATATTAAATTTAAAGACTTAGTTAACATACAAGAACGATACAATATAAAAGTATATGGCTAAAAAGAAAAAAGAAGAACGAGGCTGGGCCTTGTCTATAGGATTTTATCCTGGTATTTTAATCGGGATGAGAAGTTACGTAGAGACTGATTTTACTACGCACGTATTATATTTACCGCTAGTTGATCTAGCATTAGAAGTTGATAATTAATGGCAGCACCAATTTTTACAGAACGAATACCATACAAACCTTTTGAATATCCTGAGTATTATACAGAAGGCTGGTTAAAACAAGCTCAGGCATTTTGGTTACACACGGAAATACCTATGTCCGGTGATGTAAAAGACTGGAATGAAAAAATGACACCAGAAGAAAAGAATTTGGTAGGTAACATATTATTAGGTTTTGCACAAACAGAATGTGCAGTGTCGGATTACTGGACACAAAAAGTCGTATCGTGGTTTCCTAAACATGAGATACAGCAAATGGCTATGATGTTCGGCTCGCAGGAAACAATACATGCTGTAGCTTATAGTTATTTAAATGAAACACTTGGGCTTGAAGATTACGAGGCATTTTTACATGAACCAGCTACGGCTGCTCGTTTTGACAATCTCGTTGCATATGATGGCAATGATCCCGTGGGTATCGGAAAGTCATTGGCTGTTTTTTCTGCTTTCGCAGAAGGAGTATCTTTATATAGTGCTTTTGCAGTTCTTTATTCTTTTCAAATGCGTAATCTTCTTAAAGGTATTGGACAGCAAATGAAATGGTCTGTAAGAGATGAATCATTGCACAGCAAAATGGGTTGTCAATTGTTTAGACAAATGTGTTCACAAATACCAGGATTAAAAGAAGAATGTAAAGCACACATATATGAAGCTGCTGTAACTATGCACAACGCGGAAATGACTTATATAAGTAAGCTATTTGAAATGGGAGACATAGAGGGTATAAAAGAATATGATCTTAAACAATTTATTAAAAAACGTACAAATGATAAACTCAAAGAACTCGGCTACAACCCAACAGGATCAGACGAATTCGGCTATGACCAAAAAGGAGTGGATGCTCTTTCTTGGTTCTATCATCTTACCGGCGGGCATACTCATACTGACTTTTTCGCGGTTAGGCCGACAGATTATTCGAAAGCTAATGAAGGCGAAGACTTCGAAGACATCTGGTAACTGGGTAGAAATAACAGAAGAAGATATAATAAAAGATTTAATTAAATGAAAGAATCAACATTAGTAAATATGAAACACGACATAGGCTCTGTGTTGGGTGGATTACAAAATACTATAAAAGAATTAGTAAGAATTAATACTTTGCAACAAGGCATGCTAGAAACAATTAAAAGAATGCCTGGCTACCAAGAAGCTATTGATAAACTATTAGACGAGCAGAGGGAAGAAGATGCTGTTAAGCAAGTTGCTGATATGGTAGAAAAAGAAATTGAAAATGAATAAATTTTTATGTTCAGGATGTGGAGCTTGTTGCTTCATGGCTGTAGACAAAGGCTTGATGCCAGACAGAGGCGATGGTGGTTGCGTAAACTTAGATGACGATATGTCGTGCAAGATATACGAAACCCGTCCTTGGTTTTGCAGAGTTGACGAATTGTTTACACGTATAAAGAAACACAAACCACATCTTGATCAAAAAAAATGGAATATATGGAATACAAAACAATGCCATAAAATGATTGACGATAAGGGTTTTGATTCAAAATATAAAATAGATTTAAATGAGTACGAGATATAAATTTTTAAAGCTTTTAGTTAAACAAAGAAAGCTTTTACCTATTGAAAGATTATCTAATAGGCTAGGATATATGGGTGCAGGATTTATGATGACAGCTCCTCATTTACTGCCTTCTAAAACAGGTATTGTAATATACATACTAGCAGGTTTGTTTTGTATACCGCAAGTTTGGGTTGCAAAGCAATGGAATTTAGTATTAATAAACTTAAATGTAATAATTGCATACGCGATATTATTTTCAAAGTGAAAAAGAATATAATTAAATGTAGTCAATGCGACGCAGAGTTTCCTCACGGCCATGCTTATAGAATGCATTGGGAGGAAGCCCACTTAGACGACGCGATAGAATACGCAAAAAAACACGGAAAAACTTATGTGGAACAAAGAGTGGAAAAAAGGTATAGATTACCCTAGTTGGGGTGACAATGATGTTTATAAAAAAACAATATCAGGCGGTTATTTGTTTCAAGGAGAATCTCCTAAGGAAGCTTATACACGTGTAGCTACACAAGTAGCGAGGCGTTTATATAAGCCTGAAATGGCTGAAACATTTTTTGAATACATATGGAAGGGCTGGCTATGTTTAGCCTCCCCTGTGCTATCTAATACAGGTCTAGATCGAGGTTTGCCAATATCATGCTTTGGCATAGATGTTGCAGATAGCATTTTTGACATAGGCACAAAAAATTTAGAGATGATGCTACTCGCAAAACACGGCGGCGGAGTTGGTATCGGAGTAAATCAAATTAGACCCGCCGGAGCAAATATAACAGGAAATGGAACATCAGACGGAGTCGTACCATTCTGTAAGATCTACGATTCAACAATCCTTGCTACAAATCAAGGATCAGTTAGAAGGGGAGCTGCATCGGTCAATATCAACATTGAACACGACGATTTTGAAGAGTGGCTTGAAATACGAGAACCTAAAGGAGATATCAACAGACAAAGCCTTAACTTACATCAATGCGCAGTTGTTGGTGATAAGTTTATGCGAAAACTTAAACAAGGAGATGCAGGAGCTAGGGTTAAATGGAGTAAATTACTTAGAAAACGAAAAGCCACTGGCGAGCCGTATATCTTGTTTAAAGGAAACGTTAATAAAAACAATCCAAGCGCATACAAAGACAACGGATTAAAAGTTCATATGACAAACATATGTAGTGAAATAACATTACACACAGATGAATCACACAGTTTTGTTTGTTGCTTGTCTAGTTTAAATTTAGCAAAATATGAAGAATGGAAAAATACAAATATTATATATGACAGCATCTGGTTTCTTGATGGAGTCCTGGAAGAATTTATACAAAGGGCTAAAGGAAAAGTTGGTTTTGCCAACTCAGTTAGAAGCGCAGAAAAGGGCCGTGCGCTTGGGCTGGGAGTATTGGGATGGCACACCTATCTCCAAGAGAAAGGAATCCCGTTTGAAGGATTACTTGCTCAGTTTGAGACTCGCAGAATCTTTTCTCAGATTAAAATTGAGTCTGAACAAGCTAGCATGGATCTGGCAAAAATTTACGGAGAGCCTTTATGGTGTGCTGGTACTGGCTTGCGCAATACTCATCTTCGTGCTATTGCACCTACTGTTAGCAACAGCAAACTTAGTGGAAATGTTTCGCCAGGCATTGAGCCGTGGGCTGCAAATGTTTTCACGGAGCAATCAGCCAAAGGAACGTTTATAAGAAAAAATCCTACGTTATTAAAACTTTTAAGAAAACATAAAATTAATACGGAAGAAATATGGGATAAGATCTTGGCTGACGGAGGTTCGGTTCAAGGCATCAAAGAACTCGATGCTATACGCATGCAGCATGATGTACCCGCTAAAGACGTATTTAAAACGTTTAAGGAAATAAATCAATTAGAATTAGTAAACCAAGCCGGCCTCCGCCAGCAATATATAGATCAATCAGTTAGTTTGAATTTAGCATTCCCTAGTGAAGCTACACCAAAATGGTTGAACAAAGTTCATATTGATGCGTGGGAAAAAGGAGTGAAGACTTTATATTATACGAGAACAGAGAGTGTTCTTCGTGGAGATATTGCGGCTGCAGCAATGGATGAAAATTGCGCGGCATGTGATGGTTAGTTAGTTTGTTAGTTGATAGAAAGGGGATGCTGGCAACGGTGTCCCTTTTTTATTTATACTTTTTGAACATAAGCTTATAAAGTAAGCTGTTCCAGGCTGCTTGTAGTTTGTCTATAAATTTTTTCATTAGTATGTCCACATTACGTTAGGTGTTTTTACCGGATCAATATCCACATGTATAAATCCTGAGCCCACACCAATTCTATTAAATCCAATACCCAACAGTATTTCTATTAGTTCAAATCTTTCTTTAGAGCTATTGCAATCTATATCAATTGCTAAACCCTTTAAATGTGAGGATCCCTCAACCCCACCAACAGCTTCGTTATGTTTTGGCGTTCGGTAACCGCTATTTATATGTATTGGTTTACCATAAGCTGCTCTTGCGGCGTCAATCATTTTAAGTATATTATCATTCATCATCTGACCACTACCCTGTACATCGGGCGAGTCGAACTCTTCATAAGTAAAATACTTCATTATCATTTCTTTTTTTCTTTTTTAACATCTCTCCACTTTGCTACTGTATATCCTATAGTAACAAGTAAAAGAATTACTTTAAGGCCGTCTTCTATTTGGGTAAATGTAGTTACACCCACTGTGCCTGCGTTTAAAACGTATAATTTTAGATCCTCGATAGTCATTATTTATTTTTTGATTTTAACCATTCAATTTTTTCTTGAATAGATTTGCCTTTTTTCCAAGTATAATATTCAATAAAATATTCGCCTGATAAATTAATTTCTAAATTCATTAAAGTTTCTTTATTTACTCTTCTTGTTTCTGCTGCTTTTTCTTTACTTAATACTTTTCTTTCTTCTTTCGCTGTGACTTTAATTAAATCACCTTCTTCATTTTTAGCATTAACATCCCAAGTTCTCCACCCTAATCCTAATGCAATTCTTTGGTACGCTGTATTTCTTTCGTCTAATGCTTCAGATACAGCTTGCAGCTCTACCACTAATCTGTCTAACGGCAAATTAAGAAATGCTGATGTTAAGTTACCTATAACGTTATAAGTAGGGCTAATATTAAATCTACCATCAATTGTTACATCAAATCCTCTTTCGGCAATAACATCTTTTTCGTATACGTCTTTTGTTTGAATAGCAGAGTATACTTTTCTAACCTTTGATCCAATAGGCGGCGAAACATTTAACAATTCAATTAAAGTATTTACATGATCTGCTTTAAAAGATCCTTTAGCCGCTTCAAATTGGTATCTTTGTATTGCATTTTTTAATGTTGAAACAACAGCTCCACCTAACCCAGACCCTCTTAATATGGTGTCTATCATGTTATTTAATATTCGCCTAGATTTTTTATCTAAATCATCTTCGTCGGCTTCTTCGTCGTCAAACCCTGGAATTAAAGCAAATAAAGCGTTGGACAATCCGCTGAAAATAAGATTTTGCACAAATCCATAATACATAATCTTTGAGACGTTTGTTTTAAAATCTCCACGGCCGTTTATAATATCCTGGCCGGCTTTTTTAATTAAACGAGTGTATTGCATAGGAGTGTTCTGGAAAGCTAATATAAGACGTCCTAAATGGCTTGATTGCTGTGATGAAATTAGCATAGGATCACCCGATTGCTGTGTTTCATCCGATATTTTAGTAAAGTCTTGAAAAGCTTTTGCTTCAGCTTCAGCTTTAGACATGCCTTGCTTAACATAAGTTTTAGTTCTGTTAATTAAAAATGTAGCACCTCCACTAGCAATAGCCATACTATCCGCTATTTGTGTAGGAGTAAAACCTATTTTTAATAAATATGCAGTAATTGCCGAAACTTTATCTTTAGAATTTTTAGCTTGGTTAGCAATTTCTTGTTCTTGAACATCAGATCTTAAACCACCACGTCGTTGTTTTAATTTGTCAGAGTTAAATATTTTTACCCATGTTTTCCAATACAACGGTTGGTTTGCAAACGCAGCCGCAGCATTCAATGGATTATTATCTGACCAATTAACAAAGTTTGTAAACGAAAGCATTTGTAAAAGAGCTGACCTTCTGTTAAAAAACATTATTGTACCTACCGAGTTGTTTACCCAGTTTAACCATTTGCTTTCCATAGATCCTACACTTCCAGGTCTGTTGCTACCGGATTTCATTCTACGAATACTATCTTTTAAAGCTTTTACATATAAAGTACCGTAGTTAGCTTCTAACTTAAGCATCATATTTGCATCAAATATATTATCTACATTTTCAATAAACTCTGCAAGATATTCTTTTCTGCTTATTGTTTGGGTCATATTATTTAAATCCTTTAATATGCTACCAACATCCCAAAACTCGCCCGGCTCTATCCATTCGTTATTTTTACCTACAAGCAATAAACCTTCTGCAAATTCTTTTAATTTATTATCCGCCTCTACAAAACTTAACAATTGAGCTTTGTCCCTTTTTGATAAACCAGGAATTTCATATCCCATTTTATTATAAAGATATATTCTTGCAGCCTGTTCATTGGTGTACTTTGTACCGCCAATTGTCTTACCAAGCTTTCTTTTCATGCCTGCAGAATTTTTTAACAAAACTTTATATCCGTTTATAATATTTTGTCTTTCACTTTCAAGGGCAGCTACGCCTCTTGTGTAAGGATCAATTAAAGCTTTTTCAAAAAATGCTTGATCGGCTTCTCCTTGTTTGCCTTTACCAGCTAATGTATACGACGTTAGCCCTCTAAAGTCTTCAGCTGAATAAGGAACAAAGAATTTGTATTTACCTTTTTTAGCGCCTTCTCTTCTTGCAACTATCTGAGAATACACTGCTTCAGCGCTTACACCTTTGTTACGCTGAATCATTTCATTCATAGTTTGATTCATTGATTTACTGAATCTTGCACGAGCTTGTTGAACTTTACCGTTTACATCAAAGACGTCTAATACATCTTTAACAGCTTTAACATTTTTCATTGCATCATCTACAAAGTAAAAATCGTTAAATCCTTCAGCAACTTTATTTATCATCCACCCAGCTTTAGCCGCTGGAGATCCGTTTTCAAGACCTACTATATTTTCTAATGGTATAGTTAAACCTAATTCTTTTAAAAATGTATGTATAGCTATAGCGGATTGCTGAGGTCTCGCTGTTAATACAAATATATTTTTGTTGCCAAACTTTTTAATTGCCTTTTTAAGCCTTGGGGCTAATGGCCCAGGTGTTCCTTCTACAACTTTATTGAATTCGCTAAAATCAAATGATGCGCCTTGCTCAGATAATATTTCATCCTGAGCCGCAAATTCTGCGGGTGTAATTTTCTTAACAGTACCATCAGGCATAGTAACAATAATATTACTTTTACTGAATGCTAACGTGTCGTCAAAATCATAAACACTAATTCCTTTTGATGGCTTACGAGAATAACTAAGTCTACGCGCTTTATTAAGAGCTTTATCAGCTATTTGTGCTTCGGTTGATTTAGTGGCTGCTTGATCCGATGTAAGTTTATTAAACGCTACAAACTCTTCACCAATAAGATCGCCTTTGTTTTCGCCTTCAATTACTTCAATGGGCACCATATTTTTATACCCATACATTACTTCGTCGTAATATCTATTTGTAGCGGGTTGTGTTAGGTAATCCCACTTACCCATATTGTTTTGTCTAAATACGTTTAGATCATTATCCATTTCAATAGGAATAATAGCTACTTTGTATTTATCAAATAAAACATCTAAATCTATTTTTTGTAATTTAAAAAAGTGAGCGGTTAAATATCTAGCCATTGCATCGGTAGATATCAAATGTTCATATCTGTTTAAACCATTTTCAAACCCATCAGCAAGATAATATTTTACTGCAGCCGCAGCTTTAAGCATGGAATTCATATTGCTTTTTAATGACATCATTGTCATTATCCAATCAACAGTTGTTCCGTTCTTTTTTACATAACCTAACCAATCAAGTAATTCTTCTTTAGCTTCAATAGAAGCATCCAATCTTTCGCTAGCTTCATCTACGAATACTTCTTTAGTTATGTTTTGCTGGCCACCTTTAAGTTTTTTAGTAGCGGCCTGTTTAGGTGTTGTAAGTTTTTCTTGTATGTTTTCTGCTTTGCCGTTTGAAGTAACGGTTGTAATTTTAAAACCGCTTCCGGTTTGCACACCACTGAATACAATGTTTTTCCCTGCGTCTTTAAAAGCAGTATTCATCATGTTCATTAAATCTTCATTACCTCTTGTAATTTGATTTCTTTTCCCTTTTTCAAAAGCGTCCGCGCCAGCAGTAGCCATATGCCCTTGCTGCCACTTTAAAAATCTTATAGCAGTATTTTTATTTAAAGTCTGTATATATTTGCTTACAAGCTCTCTGTGTTTATTAACATAATCAGGAGTCCTAAACAATTCTGTTTGAGAGTTAATATCTAATTTTTTAAGACTAACACCAGATAAAAATAATACTGTTTTGCTTGTCATCATTTCTGATGCTGCAATTTCATCTAACAATACTCTACTAAAATTAACATTCTCAGTTCTATCACTTTTTGTTAAAAATCTTTTTATAACATTAACAGACCTTCTTGAAAATTGCTCTATTTCTTTTGGGGTTAATCCTAAGTCTAAATCTTTCATAACCCCTTGCACGCGCGCGTAGGTTATATTATCACCCTCTTTAAACCTATTCTCTAATGCTTTTAATATCTTGGCTTCATTAGCGGCTACTGTGTTGGCAATATTTTTAGATAAACTAAATTTAGCGGGCCTTCCGTCTACTTGCTTCACAACTTCACCAACATAGTTCTCCATTAACTGTAAACCTAGTGCTGCTTGGTTTTTTTCAAAGGCATCTTTTATAGGGCCGCCAAATTCTATTTGATCTCTGAATATTTCTAATCCAATTTCAGATCCTATCTCAGCAGCTAAAGCTTCTTTCCTGCCTCTTATAGGCGTTCCATCGGGCTTGGTTATAAAATCTGCAAATTCTGCATCATTAACACTTGCTGACTTTCTTCTTCTAACTAACTGAGGACCAGACGTTTGGCCTTGTTGATCAGTAGATGTTTTTGCTCGATCTATTTTTTTACCAACCCAACCAGGGTAGTTTATAAAATTAGGAATAAATATAAAATCACCATTAGAATCTTTTTTTCTTTTTCCGTCTTGGTCTGTTTCATATCTTCCTCCAACAGATTTTTGAATAACGACTGGTATACCGCCATCAACTGTACCTTTTTTCTTATTGTCTTTACCCATTAAAAATGTAAGAGTAGAGTTTTCAATAATAGCTTTTTTATTTTTTATAGACCATTTTCTTAAAGCTCTATCCGCTTTGCCACCCATTTCTTTTTTAAGAATGATATCAGCTTGAGTCTTTAAATCATTTTTAATTTCATTAATTAAATCAGTTTTAGTTTTATTAATTGTACCAACTTGATCTAATCTAGATTTTAAAATTCTCGTTGCAGACAAAACAGAATTTGCAACATCTTTAAATGCTTTAGGTGAAATTATTTTACTTTTAGTAAATGCCCTATATGTTGGCTTATCGACTTTTTTAGTAGGCCCAGATTCATCAGCAATTTCATTTGTAGATTCATCTGTTCTTTTTGTAAAAGTTTTCTTTTCAATTTTTCTAACTCCACTCAAATATTTTCTTTCAAGATAAGAATTTATCCAAGCGTCTAAATCTTGGTTTTGAGAAGGATTAAAATTATTGATATGATTAAGAGTTTCTAAAGTAGCTTCCATCATAGCGTCTTCTTTAGCAGCAGCTAGTGCCTGAGCATCACCTTCAAAAGTTGCCGTATTAAACATTGAAGATTTGGAATTCTGTATAGATTCTAACACTGGTATAAATGGTGCTATAATTTTGCCCATAGCTTGTTGGCCTCTAGGTGTTTTTAAAAACGGATCTTTAGATGTTTGCCACTGTGGATTGTCTTCTACAATTTTATTTACTAGCGCTTTTCTTTTTGCTGGTGGTAATTTACTTTGGCTTTTTTTAGCCCTTTCATTTTTAGCAATAGTACTTAGCTCTCCTTCAAATGTTACATTAGTTGGTGACCCTTGGTGAGCAGCTTTATTAAAGTCTTCAATAAACATTGCCGCATATTCTCCTTGATTTTCTTTTAATTTTAATGAAGGAAATTTGGTACCAATAACTCTATTGTACCATAGCCGCATAGCGTTTGTTGTACTTGGTTTTAATTGTGCACCATCGGCAATAACATCAGACATTGCATTTAAAGCTTCTGAATAATATTCATCACCTTTAGCTTGATCGGCTTCTTCAAGGTAGCTTTGATTTAATCTGTATTGCACTTTAGCAAACATGTCTTTATCGTTTTGTTCCAGCCAATCCAATAGTTCTTTACCCGCATCATTTTCATTAATACCGTTTTGTTCTGCATAAGCATGCAAAACTTCATGAGCAAATATACCTATTCTTTTATTTTTAATCGATGCATCTTTATCTACAAGTATTACACCATTTAAATAAACTCCCTCGAAGCTACCCTCATTTAAAGCCCTAGCCATTTCTATTATTTCAGCAGCTGTAGCTCCAGCGTTTTTGTATGCCTCTAATATAGCTTCATTTTTACCTTCACCTTCAAACGTCTGTATATCTATAGGCGTCTTAAGATTCTGTTCTGCAAACTTTCTTGCGTTCTCTTCGCCTTTCTCTATTTTTTCTTTGTATACATTATCCACATAATCTTGGGCCGCTCTATTTTTAACCTGATCTGGAGTTGGGTTATCAACGCCCTCGGCAACAAACTTAGAAACTGCATCGGCATAGCCATTTTGCTTTTCCACTTCGGTTTGTTTATTGTACTCAGTCATAATGTCAAGCTGGCTTTCGTTCAGCATAGCAGCATCGTAGAAAGCATACCCCATTGTGTTATCAAAGGCTAAAGTATTTACTGTATTGGATTTTTGATTAGCCTCTATAGTACCAGCGTCTGTAAGTATTTGTTGCTTTTGCAACTCTAGTTTATCAAACTCTTTTCTTAATTGAGCTTCGTAAGTTTTTAATTGATCAGCCCCTATATTTTTATTAGCAATAGCCGCTAGTAACTGATTGTTTAAATACCTCATCTTTTGGTTTATACCACCAATTGCATAAAGCTGCTCTGCATTTAGATTAGTGCCGGCCATTTGAATGATTTGATTAATCATCTGTTCGCCTTCAGATTCTAGCTTATCTACTTGATCCTTAATTTCTTTAGGCAAGTTTTTATATTGATCTAGGTTTTTTAATTGCCCAACATTAGTTAATTCATTTACGCCGGTTAACCCTCGTAACTGTTCAACTATTTCGATCATTCTTTTGCGCTGCTCTTTGGTTTCTAGTTCTGAAGCAATACCGCTTCTAACGGCTTTAAGCGCATTAATTGATTTTAAACCACCACCCATTAAGGCACCTCCTGCGAACGATTCTAATCCACCTTCAAAAAAGTTTTTATCTTCACCGAGTATATATATATCTCCAAAGTTTTGTACTAAAGTAGTAGCAAATTCAGAACCACCCTCTCGCCCAATTCCACCACCAATTTGCTTACCAGCATAGCCAGCTATACTACCCCATTTGCTAAAGCCGTCTTTTAACGCCCAAGGTGGCATACCTTTTATACCTGTTTTTAAACTTTTGAATATAGCTATAGTGCCGACTCTTTCAAAAGCAACCTCTGCTAAACCATGTAATGCTGCATTAGACAATGTTCTCCAATTAGAAACATTTAATATTTCTGCATCTTTTTGCATTTCATTTTCAATGCTGGCACGAGTTAGCTCATCTAATGTTATATCGTCTAATAATTTTTTATTCTCAACCATCCTAACCGCGGCGTCTTGTTGTCTTACAGCTACGTCCGATGTAGAGCTACCAAATCCTGATAGAAAAAATAATGGTAATGCTGCTGGTCCCGTTGTAGCCATAGCAAGCGATGGAATTAAATTCATGCTCGTACCCGCAACCCACCTACTTGCATTACTAAGATTCCAATCTATATCGCCAAACTCAGGGTTTACTTGGAAAGATTCTGTTTCTATATTTAAATCAGATACTAAATCTACAAGGCCCGTAGCGTCGTTTAATCGTTGGGTGTTAACAGCAGATGGCAATGCAAAATACAATGGATCGTTGGCCATTTGCGCAAGTGTAGCTAAACCATATGTTACTGTAGCACCTGTTTGTTTAAACGCAGTCGCAAGTTGTTCTAATCTGCTGTAGTTTTTTGAAAAATCCTGTATTGCAATTGGCACATACTCCATCCTATCATCTAACCCTTCGTCTATTAATTTGTTTTGTAAAGTCTGTAATCTACCTTGCTCTATTAATAAATCATTTTGTAATTTAAAAGCAATGTCATATGTTTCAATAGAAGGAGCTAATTCATATTCGTCTAAAGCATATTCAAATTCCAATGCTTTTTTAGAAAATTGTTTATTTATAGCGTCAAAGTTTTTTAATTGCTCTACATCATATGTAGCCAAAGCAAATATATCCATTCTCTCTTCGTCAGTGCTATCATTAGCCCACTCACTAGATTTTTCTAATGTATATTGCTTTTTTCTTTCTATATCCCATGCGGTTTTTTCTTCTTCTGTAACATCATTAAGGACCCCTGTGTTCCAATATTGATTATATTCTTCTAGCTCTGCTTCGTTTCCGTTGAAATCTTCAACAGTAGCTGGTTTAATTTCTTGCCCCACCGCCAAAGGCATCTTATCCATTGGGTCGTTTTCGTAAATTGTTTCTGTTAATTCACGACGTATTCTTTTAAACTTTTTTATTTTGTCTTCAATAAGGCCTTCACTTATTTGAGTTTCAGAATACTCTGGCGCAGTTACATAAGGTATATAATCATTTATGTAAGTGTCTTCGCTCCTTTCAGCGGCCTGATTAACAAAATTTAAGTCTGCATTTTCAGATATAAATTTGTTTATTTCATCAGCTGCTTTTTGTAATTCTTCGTCACTTCTATTTTCTCCAATTCTAGTGGCATAAAACAAATCGCTCACGCTGTCTTCAAGGTAATCAGCAATGAAAGAACTACCCTGTGGCGCATTACGAGCTTCTTCTCTTTGTTCCGCACTAGTTAGAGTTAAAGCATCATTCATTAAAGACTGTTCAGCCTGTATACCTATTCTAGCTAACTTCTTATTTAAAGCGGGTACTGCTATTTCTTCATTAGTACGTAAGTCTTCTATAGTTACAAAGTAATCATCGGGTGATCCCAATAAAGTATTTTCCGAATTGGAATCCCCATCGGACGCTTGATTGTTCCCTGGAGCTACAGACGCATCCGTCTCCGCAACCCCGTTTCCCTTTACTTTTAGTCCAGCAAAATCTAAATAAGATTGTAAATCTGTAAACTCAACTAAAGCCATATCTTCTGCAACTTGTGCTTCTGAAAGCACAGCGCCATTACTAGTTATGTATTCTGGCATATTATTTTATTTTATTGTGGTAAAACTATGTTAAACATTTGCTTCGCTAGTTCTGGTGTTAAGGCTTCTGGCATACCATTAGTAAATAGATAATACTTACCATCTTTTGTTTTTTGTATTCTATATGCTTTTGCTGTAGTAGAGCGCCTTGATACCGGTTGTCTAACTATGTAATTGAATTCTCTCGCTCCAAATAAATTTTCGTCATCAACGTATGCTTGAAGAGAAACAGTTTCATCTTGGTTTCTTGCTATTTGGGTACCGCTTAATTGAAAAGAATCATCACCATCGCCATCGGTTCCTTTTGGATATTTTTTCTTATATGCTGCATTACCATTTTTCCATACGTCTTCTCTCGCTTGAACCATTCTGTTAATTAAATCTGTTCTTGCGCCCGCGCTAATTACTTCGCCATTATCACCTAGAACATCATCAAAACCATTTGGGTAAAAACCATTATCAAGCTTATCTTGTATATCACCTGTAGGTAATTCACCTTCAAAGTCAGCTAAAATAGATTTTAAAGTGTCATCGTTTTGAAAAGCATTTTCTAATTCTAATCTATATGCGTTTTGTGTATAAGGATTCCATTGGCCTCCCCTTGCCGCATTATTATATATAGTTTCATTCTTACTTATTATACTGGAGGCTAATTTATAATCTTTTAAAAATGGCTGAGGAGCGTCGTCATAAGAAAGTATTTGATCATTAATATTGAAACCTAAATTGCCACCTTCTTGTATTATAAAAGGTGCATTTACGCCGCCGTCATTTCTACCATCGCCATCCGCATCAATAAATCCATACATCTTAGCGGCATCGCTATTCATTACAGGATCATTACCTAAGGATATTGTTCCATCTAATTGATCTTTAGCGTATTGAGCTTTGCTTTGTTTATAAGATTTTAATTGTGCGGCTAAATTAGTAAATGAATTATTGACACCTTGCATTATATCTACGTATTCCATATATCTTGGATCGGTGGTGTCTTCAAACTTGGCAGCTTCTTTTGCGGCTTGGGCATATTTATTTCTTTCTTGTAACAAAAAATCGCGCATACTTGCAGTCTCTTGTGAAGAAAATCCAGTAAAGTCCATATCAGTTTTCAAATTAGACATGTAACTATTCACTTGTCTTTGAATTTGATTGTTCTTTTTAACTGTGCCTGGGTTCATACCCGTAGTTATTCCTGACTCTACGGCTTTAGCAATATCAAAAAATCCTTGAGATTGCCTTAATTGTCCTTCGCCTTGTATTAATGCTTGATTTGCCATATTATATTTTTATTTATCCGCCCATTAGTTTATCCATAGAAAAACCTCCAGAGCTTCCTACTCCAGATCCGACCGCAGCGCCCGCCAAACCTGTGACTCCACCTATTATAGAAGATGTTGCCGCGTCTCTAGCCGCGTTAGCCGCACCTAATCTTTGTTGAGCCATACCAAACATCGTATCTACCTTGTCTTTTTCTTGAGCTCTTGATTGATACGCCCCTTGTATTTCTTGTTGTTTTAATTGAGCGGCCATTTGTCTTTCCGCAGCTTGGTTAGATGCCTCTTGTTGGCCAATACTCACGGCTGCTTGCTGGGCATTAGAGGTTTGTTGATTCGCCATTGACTGCGCCAAGGCTGCTATACCAGAACCACCAGCGCTTTGCTGTAATGCGTCCATTGTATTTGCCATACCTTGGTTTTGCTGCGCGGCTATATAATCTGCTTCTTGTGTGTTTACTGTTAAATCTTCATAAACATTTTCCTGATTAGCATACAAATTAGATGTGTCCGCATTTTGCATGCGTTCCTTCATTTGATTGTATTCTCTCTGAGCTGCTCGTTGTTCTTGTTTTCTTTTTTTGCTACCAATGATTCCGCCAGCAATACCGGCCAAGCCTTGAATAGCACCCATTACTGGTACTGCCATAATCTATTGTTTTATATATTATTATTACGTATTATTTGCTACTTTCAACAATTTCACTGCCAACCGAAAACAGTTCCGCATAGTCGGTGGAGTCATTTCTAAATTGTACATTTGCGTAATAGCCTAACACGGATGTTAAATTTGCTTTGTTGTCTTTACTAAATAGTATAAAGCTTGTTTGTGTGGGCCTTATAGTGCCAGCTCCTATTTCGCATGTTATAGAGTTTATAGTTACATTTGTTATTTCACCCATTTCTACAAGAACAGTTCCCCGTGCATCATTAGTGTAATATGCTGTGTCTCCTATTTGTACTGAAACATTTAAGGGCTGTGGAAAAGTTATTGTTATTTGTGCCATAGTTTATTTATTAACAGTCAGACCAATCTGAAACTACCCCAAGATTATTAATTTGTTGTTCGAACTGATCTGGTATTTCACTGGTTTCTCCACCCGCGTAATAGCCTTCGCCATAAAATATATTTGCGTTACCTCCTAATGGACTATCATAAACTGTAGTTCCCGCTGGAGCCGGCTCACTGGCTTCTAGTGTACCAGTTACACTTCCGTTTGGATCAGGCCACCAATATGCCTGAGTATTAGTTATAGTAGATGCGCAAGCTGCCGATGCACTAGAATACGCGGTATCGCTAATCTCTACATAATATAATGTTGGACTACAAACAGTGTGATTGCCAACAATACCTGTAGCCGATATTGATTGATTGCTTACATTACCTGCAGCACACCCGGATCCATTATCATCTACCGCATAAGCGCCAACTGCCCAAGTGGAGTTGTAACCCTGTGCGCTTGTAAATACTTGTGTACCTCCTGTGGCCGGGCTATTTGCTCTTCTTTCTTGACTTACACCACATATTGTAACATCCGTAGTGGTGTACCAATATCTATCATCATAAGATGTTTCAGAGCAAGGATTATTAGATTTTTTAATATCTACATATCCTCTTCCGGTCGCTTGTCTAATAGTTCCGTTGACAGCTACTACAAAATTTTGTGTTGCGCTACCATAGGTCCAAGTAACAGTTCCAGTGAGCAATGTTGCCCCTGAGTACGTTGGTCCAGCAAGCCAGTCACCTTGTTCTATATCAACCGAAGCAGTTACACTCGTACTACCTGTCGTGCCGGGTGTTCCAGAGAATTGGCCTGTACCTGTTACAGTTACTTGAATAGGCGGATTGCCATAAGGGGGATTTGCGTCGGTAACCCCTGATAAGTTAGCAGTAACGTTAACTATACCTAGTGGGCAATTTTGTGATGTTAAATCCGCTCCGTTTGTACAAAAACCTGGTTCATCTCCAACTGCTTGATTTCCACCATCTGACGAATCAATAGTATACCAACCACCTCTTGAGTTTTCCGCGCCCCACACGTATATACCGTCTGCCAAAGGCACTGTACCGTTTGCGTCTTCATAACAAAAATCTCCACCATTGGGGTTAGTGTCTTGCCCGTCATGATAAAAAGTTGAAGTACCTGTTGCTAAGTTACTACAAATATTTAAAGTACTAGTTTGAAAATTTGTACTTGATAAATATGATGTTAAAGACGTTGGTGGCGATGCGGTTGTAACCGATAACTCTTGACCATATCCTGTTCCAACTGAATTTGTAGCATAAGCTCTATAGTAATATGTTGTTCCTGAATTGAGCCCTATAAAAATTTGAGTCCATGCACCCGCGTTAGGTACACTCCCAGCTGATTGTTGATAAGGACCACCAGAAATTAAACTATATTCTATACCATTGGCTACAGGAGTACCTCCATTAAACGAAAGAGCATTTCCTCCAGTTTGAAAACCACCAATACTTATATTGGTTGCTGTTGTAGTTGTTAAAGTTGGGATTGAAGGTCCACCACCGCCAGATGGAGTTGTAAAAGCCACATCAGCGCCCGTACCTACACCTGAACTATTTTGTGCATATGCTTGAGCTATATATCCTGTTGACGCTGTTAAGCCAGTAATATCAATTAAGAAATCTGCGGTACCGGTAGCTGGGCTAGCTTGGTATGGCTGTATCATTCCGCCAACTGCATCTTTTAAATAAATACCTCTACTTGAAATGGCTGATCCATTTTCAGCTAACTGAACACCTGATGTTTTAACCTCTGTTGAAGAAATAAGCTGTACTGGGCCTGTTGAAATGCTTGGTACCGTAGGGGAAGTTGCAACTGTTATAAAATTATCTACATCTAAACTTACCGCAACATCTTGCTGAACCCCCGTGCTAACTAAACTTTGCACAAAGGTTACTTTATAAGTATCTATAGTCGTTGATACAACTTGCGCACTTAAATTTTGTATATCCCAATAGGTTCCACCATTTAAATCACCATTTAGTTCATCTTGTGGTAAAAAATCTTGAACAGTTGGCGCGGGTAATATCGGTGTTATTGTATAGCCGGGCGCTGCAACAACCTCTAATCCTATATTTTGAGTATTAGGTGGACTATAATTTTGGCTAGGTACAAGTATTGTTTCATTTGACGATGCACTTATTATGGTTATATTAGGATCTGAACTTGTTAAAGATACAGTAAGCGTCATCGCTAAGTCTTGTGTCAATAAGAATTGATCATCTAATGGTGCAGTTGGGCCTATTAATGCCGGATTTAAATCTCCACCAAAAGTAACTTCATATGTTTGATCCGCTGTAACGGTTGGAAATACTGCGGTAAAAGAAACGCTACCTGAAGCATCAATAACACCAGCCACATCGATAACAGTTCCCGTCCCTGCGGTGTTTTCTATTTTTAATGTATAATTTGCACCTGTATTTCCAGTAATTGATATTGCTCTACTCTCACCACCAGCATTAACATTTGATGTATTCATGGAATAAGCATTAATATATACTTGTGTAGAAGGAACAGCAATAGCGTTGCCGGTAAAGGTTATAAAGTCGCCTGTTACATTATTATTAGGGAATGTATAACTAACATCAAAACTAGATTCTGTTATATTTAAACCTGTATATACATCTGTTCTTATTATACTATAGCTAGCTTCAACACCTGTATTTACAGTGGCAACAGGAATTGTATTAAAGAAATAATCTGTATCAGCAGTTAGGGTTAAACCCGAAATTACTTCTTCTGTTGTACCTAATTCACCATTACCCGAATATGAACCAGAGGTTTGTACTACACCGTTAATTGAACTAGTAGCATTTATAAGCGAAGCAACCCATAGTCCATCTACTGTAATTGCAATAAGCTGATCAAATCCAGCAACACATATAGGAACTTCTAAATTATTGCTAGGCATTGTCTCCGAATTAAATACTAATACCAATTCTATATTTGCCCCAACTTGATTAAACACAGAGGCGTTAGCGTCTATTAATGATGGTATAGGTGATCTTAAACTAAAATCACTTGCATCAATAACATAACCTTGATTAGGCGTGATAGTTATCGTAGCCCCGGATTGTACTGTAGATATATCTACAAATTCAGGTACCTCGAAATTAATATCGGTTACTGTAAAATTTCCTAATGCCATAATTAATTTATTTTAAGGTGTGCCTCCATGACCTCCACATACATAAATACCGCTATTTGCAATTCCGGCTCCAAATACATAATCTATTGCTACGCCTTCACTCTGTGTGGCATCGCCATTAAAATACCAACCGCTTGGTAGCTCGGATAGAAGGCTGCCATCGCTTTGCTCTGTTCTATATAATCTATCTCCTATAGTCGGATTACCCTGTGAATTACTTCCCGTAGTAGCCCCAGGTATACGCTCTAAGTAATATACCGGGAAAGTATCACCATTATTAAAATCGTTTTCACCATCTACACAAGCAGTTTCGTCGCCAGCGTAAGTTTCCCATAAGTTAGGATTTACTGGTCTTGAAAGATTTGTAGAGAAATTTGAAGGAGCAGGTGTGCCGCCGCCACAACTAGGTCCAGCATATGTTGGTATTGAATATCCTAAAGCTAATAAGTTGTCTACAACAATTTTAGTATAGTAGCCATCACAAGTGTCACCATCATTCCATGTTTGACTTACTTGTGGAGTAAAGGCTTGTTGCACTGCATAATAAGTTAAATTAAGTGTTGCGGTTGCCATTTGAGTACCAGCAGCCCCACTTATAGAATCATTATAAAATTCCGCAAATCCGGATAAGTTACCGACTTGATTATTAATACTAACTGGGAATACTAATCCTCTATAAAAACCGCTATTAGTTGCATTTAATGTTGAAACCTGAGAGCCTAAACGCTGAATATCTTGTAATCCAGTTTGTGTTACTGGCGAAGATGTAGTTGGATTGTATGAAGATGCCGCTAGTGGAACACCAATATTATCGCATTCATCCATGAATACACCTATAACTACACTAGTAGCATTAGGAAAATCACCGCCTGCTACAGTGCTAAATCCAGCTGTACTTGAATTTGATCTGTTGTTTAATTGATAATGTGGCCTTTCGCTAGGATCACTTACTAAACTCACGTGACTATTATACCCATTAACACCGTTAGTCGCGTTATCTGTATTGCCTTGCGCTTGTGTAAGGCCTGTAGCAAAAAAGTCTTGTAGATAATATTGCAAACAAGTATTATCTAACGCGGGATTAGTAACCCCGGATCCTTGAAGATCTCTTTGGAGTCTTGCTAATGTAGTACCCATAGATCCGCTGCTGTCAAAAAAGAATTTAAAATAAGAATCTACTGTTGGTACAATACCACCTATTGTTATTGATTGTGTATCGCTTGCCCCAGCAGGATCTGTTACAGTTAAATCAAACGTAACACTACCACCTTGAACAGTTCCTTGAACCGTACAGAATCCTCTAGTAGCATCAGGTTGAATAATACTATAATTAGATGGCATATTGGAAGAGCTCCAAACTAACAGGTCAACATCGTGATCTGGATCAGTTGCAAAACCTTGATATTCATAACTATCTCCAACTCCGAATGGTCCACTTGGAGGTGTTGATGTTATATTAGGTGGGTCGTTAACATCTGAAACACTAACTGTTACCGTAGCAACATTACTATCAAAAAAGCCATTGTTTACTTTATATGTAAAATTACCCGCTGAACCCGTGTAATTAGGGTTAGGTGTAAATACAACAGTACCGGTAGTTGGGTTTATTGTTCCTAACGTTCCGTTCGTCGTATTGTCACTTACTAAGCTATATGTTAATGTTAATGGCATAATTATGGATTTGAGTCTAGTGCATCTAATTGTAATACGGCACAGGTTGTTGTACAATCTTCAGAAACGGTATATACCATATTGTTTGCAACTGGTGCAACTGTTCCTAAATAACATGACGGATTAATAAATATATGTACATTGTACGAGCTTAAAAGATCCCCTGTAACAATTCCTCTACCTATCCCCTGCACTGAAAAGTCGTGACTATCTACATTGTTGTCTGTATTTGTATTGAAAAAAGTATCATCACCTTTTAAGTATTGAAACCACTTTCCTTCTTTTTCTACGTATTCATTTACACCACCTGTTTGTAAATTAGTAGTTAAATATTCTGTATACCATCCGTCTTTATATACTGTTTGACTTGTGGGTATAAAGCTTATAGCAATCATTTCAGCGGCCGTTTTGTCTTGGTACTGTGCGTTGCTATATAAATATTGTTTTGATTTTGATCCTGTGTAATTAAGTGTTTTGTAAGATTTAACTACGTCAGGCATTTCATTAATTAAAAAGTTAATCGATGAATCATATTGTATACCGTAAAAATTTAATCTTGGTTGAGATTGTATACCATGCCTCCAGAGCATACCATCTTTCCATGTATAAAATACGTTATTTAAAGATATTAATCCTTCAATGTTTTCAAAAGATTTACGAGTTTCCCATCCAGTTACTTTTTCTTTAAACGATAACACTGTAGATTGCGGTATATAATCTTCCCAATCCCCCGAACTATTTACTCTTTTAGATTTAAATTCGTTTTGCCATTCGCTGGCTAAAGGGTCTAAGTATAAATTGTAAGCTTTTTTATTATCATCAAAACCACCAATACATAATGTTGATGATGCAAGGTTATCAGCGAAGAAATCAATCATCCCATATTCAGATATAGGCGTTAATCCATTTCCACCACCACCAGGCATGCTTGATAATCTAAGCACAGCCCCTCGAGCCTTGTCGGTAAAGTATGCTCTAAAGCCATAGTTTGCAAAAGACTCTGGGTTTTTACTTATACCATATTCGCCGGCGTAAGGCCTTGGGGTACCCAAAACTTTATTACTTGCTGTTACTGCTGTATTTCCTGCCGCGCTAAACAATATATCTTTATTAGCCGGCACGCTTAATACTTTATCTTCACAAAAAGTAATTAAATCTGTATCTCTGGCCCATAATTTTTGTATAGATCCAAATCTTGGATTTATGTCTAATGTTATAGATTCAGCCTGTATAAATTGATTTAAATTATTTATACCTGATATAGAATTAAACAATCCAGAATATATAAATCCTGTTGTTTTTCTTTCTTCTGCGTATGGCTCATCTAGTGGGGCTGAGGCTATTGGGCCATTGCCTAAAGTAGATGCATTGTAATCATCTCTAATTCTATCTGACTCTACACCATTACCAAAAGAATAACAATTGTACCAGTTTAAATCGTAAGGCTGGGGGCTGTTTATATCGCCGTGGTTGCTAATTGGTATTAAGTCTGATGCTTTATAATAGATATCTAAATCCACAGCCTCTGCGGGCTCCGTTTCCCATATACCTGGATTAGTACTGCTAAAGCTTTTTTCAATAAAAAACGGTGCAAGTAACTCCATTACGTAACAATCCGACTGATTTGTCCATTGATTATTCCCTATAGTAGGATTAAATCCGCCTGTACCCGAAACTAATTTATATTCTATTTCATATCGAGTTCTTTTATTTGAAGATTGCGCAAATGAACCAGACTTAGAATCAGCCTCGTAATTTCTAATTCTTGTTACTTTATTGCTGGCTGTAATTTCATATATACCTTGTTCTTCTGGCTCTGCTTCTGTTCCAATACCTGGATCTTGCCTCCATCTAAATCTTTGTCCTACCGCTTCTAGTCCATCTACAAAGTCTGCATATCTTTTTAAAGTAGTATGCCCAACGTTAAAATCTTTATCTTTATCTGGCGGTACACCTGAAAAAGATAAATCCATTCTATATATTACATCTGCCCCTTGCGTTGTTGAAGCCCAGCCTGTTCCATTACCACCCGTAGCGGCTGTAACATTATCAATAAATACATTACCATCGCCTCGGTCTTTCCAATAGCTTTTTCCATAAGATCCAGAAGCATAGCCTACTTGTGTTGCGTTTTTAATTGAATAATTATCTTCATTAGCGTTAGCCAATATATATTTTTCTAATGCTAAATCTCTATATAATTTTACAAAAAATCTACCTTCATATTCAGGCTTTTGCTCGTATACTTTTGCGGCTAATTCAAATTGTAGGCCAGAAGTTTGTGTATCTCCTGTGCCGTCAATAGAAGTAAACGCCATGTCATCACCAAATCTTCCTTCAATATTAATTTGAATAACATCAGCCCCTAAGCCATTAACAGTTTCAGAAATAGAGGCTACATCATACCAATCGCTTTTGCCTGTATTACCTACAATACGCATTACCTGCGGATTTAAAGTCTCTGAGGCAGCTTCTTTTAAAGGGCTTCTATTCCATGTACCTTGAGCTGGATTTGTGTCTGAGCCCAGTTTCATTTGCATGTAAGCATACTCCGGCAAAGGAAATTGCCCTTGACCGTCGCCACTACCGTTTTGAAAACAAAAAGTATTATTGGGATCGTTATCTAAAGTACCAAATGTTTTTATTCTTTCTCTAATAAATATTGGTGCCTCATTAGCTATCGCAACTACTTTATATCTAGCAGGGTCAGAAACAAACTCGTCGTTATCGTGTTGTTTTTTTAATTCTAAAAATGTATTTTCGTCTATTTTATTTCTTTCGGAAGACGGAAATGAAATCCATATATTTTGATCATCAGCTTCATACCAACGATCCATAGCTATATTATAATACGGTTGTGACGCTTCTTTTATGTACCATGTAAAATAATCGAAACCTTCTGGAGGCAAGCTAGTCATTGTAGCGGTAATCCTATTATATTGATTAGCTTCTGGCTTTTGTAATATAGTAGCCGCTGATTCTGATGTAAATACCGGAGATTGTCTTCCGTATTTATCAGAGTATACAACACCAACTTGATATGTTCTCTGCGATTTTATAGATGGGTGCGATACACCTGGTGTAGGTGGTAACGCATATCCCGCTTGATCCGGGTTTAATGTTGTATTAGGTGCAATTACAATATCTATTGTTGGCTTAATTGTTTGATTTAAGTCATTTAATAGCGTATAATTTTGAACATAATTACCAAATATTAGCCTGTTAGCACTTATTTCTAAACTTTTAGCATATCTTGGAACATTGTCATATGGCCTTAATATTTGATTAGAAGGTAACACAGAGCTAATAATTTCTGATTGTATATCATAAGTATTAGCCGTCCATATTTCATCATCTCTTTCAAAAGAATCTACCTTATATACATTGGTGTTTGAGGTTTCTTTATATAACAACTCAACTTCTTTTACGTTGTCAGGTATGTCATTTGTAATAAAATTACTTATAAGACATTGCCTTAATGTATTTTTCATTCCTAAGTTGTACCCTTGGAACGTGTTATATTCAAATTCACCAGGTAAAAAGGCTACCTCAGAAAATGGTGAGAATGCAGAAAATTGGTTATCTTCATATTTCCATCGATATGCAAATGAGGGAAATTTAAATTCAAATAAAGGATCGTCTTCTTCTAAAGTAACATCCCATGGTAATGCTACTGCTGAAACATTTTCTGAAACAGACAATACACTTACCTCTGCAAATGTTTGTGTTAGCCCTTGAGGAACACTAACAACTTGCACTCTTGCCTCGAAATTTACTTCGACTTGGTCGTCGTCTTCGGCACTGGTAGTTAGAATTAATACGTCATTTACACTATAGTAAGGATATGGCGATTGAAGCCAATTTAGTGTAAGTAAAGAGCCTGGGGGTAAAGGAACAAATCCAGTATTGCCTGGGTCAAATCCGATTGGAGCAGACTCGGTAAAGTTAGCAGATGTAGTGTTATTAACAACCACAGGATTACCGTCAGGATCAGTAGCTCTCGTATTTGCTAGGTCTAGTATCGGAGCTGTAGTAGGATATTTTTTAATAACTGTTATATCCTCTTCTTGAAAGTCCCTTGTTATAACGCCGTTAGTATAAGTGGTGTGCGTTAAAAAATTAGTTGAACCATTTTTAAATGTTTCAATTGTAATAGATTTAGGTTCAGTTTGATTATCAGTCCACATTAATATGCCTTCCAATATACTTATACCTGTAATTAAATAATCTTTACTAAATTTTAATATATTTTGAGTGTCTACTAAAACAGGAGCTATTGTATCTGTTTTTTGATCATACTCAGCAATAGCACTAATACCACTTGACGCAAGAAACCAATATATTTTTTCGTTGATATCATCTCTTATACTACCTATAGTGCATGGGTAATACATGTTGGGTATAAAGTCATTGCCCCATTCAGTTATAACACCTGTTTGCGGATTAAGCGTCTTGTTATTATTAACAGCGTTACCTAATACAGTTTGTAAAGATCCGACATTGCTACTTTCAGAAGTTGATATTTCTAAATTTAAAGAATCTCTATATTCGCCATTAGGTACTAATCTTTCATCGAGGTCTTTATTCATTTTCCCCGATGTAAAGTTGTGTATTACTTCTGGCATATTATTTAACTTTTAATCCATTTGGATTGGTTTCTCATTACTTGCGCTAACAGATTATTTTTAAGTTCTGATAATCTTATTTTAGCATTGCGTCTTGCGGCTACGGATTCTTTTTTCCATCTTGCTACCAGGTATTCTTGCGTGTTTGCTCTTGTTGATAATATAGCATGTACAATGTATTTATAAATTGCGTCTATTGCAAATTTATGCACTTGCATATCTTCCTCTGTACCTAAGCCATCACTAATATATTTTAATACTACAATTCTACCACTTAGATTAGAGCTAAACCTGATCATGCCTTTTATTTTATCAATATAAAATACCCCGTTTGCTTGTGCTTGTTGTGGATTTAATCCATATCTCCCACCATAAGCATACATAAAAAGCAAATCTGGATTACCCATATACCAATTTTGTAATGCCGTATTAGCATTAAAAGCATTAGGAAAAACGTCGTCTCTTTTAAATCTTTTTAAAGTTTCAGATTCTTGCGCTAAAGGTATTTGTGAATCGCTATCAAAAGTATATTCGTATTCACTGTCTTGTATATATGGAGTTGGATTACTTGTTAAATCGGTTCTATATATTATTCTTTCAATTCCATATTGATCCGTCCAGGAAAGTTTTGTATACCCTACATAATCTTGTGGCAAAACCATATATAGCCCAGGTGGTATTTCTATTTCTATAGATTTTTCCTGAGGCAGTATATCAAAGCTAAATTCCTGTAAAGCTCTTTGCGCATAAAAAGAAACATCTGTTCTTTTAACTTTTGTTATAATTTTTTCTTGGCCTACATATATAGTCATGAAATTATTAATAACATCAGCAATACTTGTAAATTGATAATCGCCATAATTCTCGTCGTTGCTGTTCCACAGCCCGTCGGGTCCTAAGTAATATTCCTCTGGTGTTTGATTTAAAAATGGCATATATTAAGCTTTTTCTTGTTGGTTAGTTTCTTGTTCCATGCTATTAGCTATTTGATACATCTGCACGTCTTCAACATTTAAGCCTGCAAACTCTAAGATTTTAACAACTAACTCTGTTTCTTCCGAATCATGCAGTTCAAAATTAGTCGCTGTTGTTGCATCATAAAGTGCTTCACCATAAACAATTTGGTAGCCCCAAACTACTTCAGCGGGCTTTTTAATATAATTACACGTTACATCCGATGTTAACTCGGTATTGCCATATACTTTGTAGCCTGAACTATTCTCTATAAATATAGGTCTTGTGTTTGTTGGACGTGTGTATGCGGATTGATTGATATAAAGAAAATCATTGTATTCAATTCGCTCGGCTTCTACAAATGTTTCAATAGTTGTAGTAGCACTTGGGTTTAATGTAAAACCCTCTGTGGTGTTTTTGTAAACTATCGTACCCATTCTGTAAATATCAGCGGGTGGGCTCCAATAGTTATTTGCATAAGTCATATCATCGTTGACTTCAAATATGCTAATCTTTTCATTAAGTATATTTAGCATGTCAGAAAACTCTGTATCGTTTCCTGGTATACGGCCAAATTGATTTATATCATAAAAGTACTGTTCGAATATATCCAATTGTGCTTGATTAGCAAACAAGTTAAATTGCTGAGGTGTTACATATCCTCGTTGTTCTTTATTAAGTATTGCTAATACTCTTTGATATACAGTATCTACGCTTACAGCCATAATTTATATTTTGTTATTATAATAATAGGCCACCCTTAGATAGCCTATTACTATAAAAGGTGACTATTTAAGTCTTTTTTCTATATTCTTGTAAAGCTCCATACCCTCGTCAGTCTTAAAGTATGCACTTAGTGCAGAATAAGGATGTTCATCAAATGGTACTGTCAATACTTTTTTACCACTCTTGCCATAAGTAAATGTTCTTTGGTCTTGTGATAATTTTAATATACCAGCTTCAATTGCTTTTGCACCAAAGTTTCTCAACTCAGTGTTTTCATCTTGTGCTAGTTGTAAAAATAGCTGAGGATTTTTTCTAGCAAATACTAATAAATCTCTTTTTAATTCTTCTGAAGATAATCTATTAACTTTCTCTCCAACTTCAACTCTTAATATAGCTTCTGCCTCATCTACTGTAGCTTGCTTAGCAAGATTTAAAGCTTGCAATTCAAACTCAATCCAAGCAACTTCATTTACTGCTTGCTCTTTTGGTTTTATTTCTTCAATAATACCCTCTTTCATATACGGGTGATATAAGGATAAAAACTTTTGAAGAGTTACATCTTCTTTTTTTACTCTTAATTGCCCGTTTCTAAATATTACTCTACCCATTGTTGCTTTCCCTTTTTGTTCATCTACAAAAACAGAAGGCTGATTTGTTGCGTATCGTAATTCTCTTTGGTAACCTAAATTTTCATCAAACCATAATAAAGCTTTTCTTTGTGAATGAGCTGTTGGTATGGTAAATATTAAAGGTTTTTTATTTTTGGTAAGTTTATAAAGTCTATCTTTAACTTCCCATTGTGTTGCTGTTTTAGCCATGATATAATATAATATAATTGTTAATAAAAAGTAAAGATTGGGTGCCCGAAGACACCCGTTCCTTACATTAGTTTACTACTAAGTAGCTTTGAATAATACAAAGTTGTTAGCGGCTTGCGTACACATTGTTCTCTCCGATAAGAAGTTAACAGTCATTGTGTCTGCGTCACTTGTATAGTTACCACCAACTGAACCAGTTACCCAAGATTTTAACCTTCTGTCATCAGCTTCAGAAGCTCTGTAGCGAATGTGTAAGAATGGTCTTGAAATATTCTGTCCTAATTGTTGATCGTAAACTGTAGAAGTTCCTGCTGGTACTAACACACCTTTAATATCGTCAATAAGTCCTCTAGTTGTAGAGTCATTTAGATATTTCCAGTCAGTTTTGTAAAAGTCATATGCTCCACGTCTGAAACCAGAGAATCCTAAGTTAAGCGCCATATCTTCAGAGTTATCAAATACACCATAAGATGTACCTCCTGCTCCGTAAGAATTTTGCTGTGCTAACATAGTATCAATATCAAGAGATGTCTGTCTGTCTAAGAATAACATGTTCTCTTCAATTGCTCCCTGCTTATCAAGCTCTTGTAGAATAGTATCGAACTGATCGATTCCTGAACCACCAGCAGCTCCCGCAGGTTCTGCAAATGCTGGGTCATTATATACCAATCCTCTTTCTTCTAGTGTAGCAAATAAACCTTGCATACCTTGTAGGTTTCCACCTTGGAATCCTGTAAAGCCTGGTACACCTGCTACCACTTGCTCTACATTCTTTGATTCTACCATACTCATTTCTAAGTAATCTTCGAATCTAATTCTAGACTCGTGCTCAGATTTTAAGTACCATAGATAACCACCTGTACCAATTTCAGTAGTAACTTCAACCCATCCGATTTGAGCAACGTCTGAACCGTTTACTTCATACTTATCTCTGATGATAATTGGTTGATTACTAAAACTTGTAAAGGAAGCATCAATAGAATTTCCACCCTCTGGTGATCCTTTTTTGTATTCTGAACCGAAAACAAATAAGCTTAACTCCCCACCTGCAGCAGCTCCTTGAAGGGCTACATCTAGTACGTTGTTAGCGTCATCATATACATCAATATTGTATGTTTGCAAACCACCTGCAACAGGTCCTGCTAAACTATTAATGTAAATATTATTTGTATCGTTTCCAAGTGCGATAACACAAGTCATACCAGGTCCTAAAAGTGGTACATTCCCATCAGCTCCCGGAGAAGGTAATGAAATTGTTTGTCCACCCGGGCCTGCGCCTGGTGCATTTGATGTAACTGTATCATATGCAATGTGTAATCTTCCTTGTTCTGACCAAACTACTTGGTCTGATGCCATAGGCATCTCTGCCCCTACCATTCTTAAGAAACCAGTAATCGTTCTGTTTCCATAACGCTCTACTTCTTTCTCGTAAACTTCAGGTAAAAATTGTTGAGTCCAAGTCATATCGGCTAGTGATAAATAGTTATCACCAAATAAACCTTGTACGGGTCTTGGAGTCAAATGCGCTAAGTTGGCCAACGTTGGTGGCGCTTGCGCAAATCCTGGTGCTGCCATAATTTACTATTTTAAATGTTTAAATGTTTTAATTTTAAGTTTACTGCTATCATTCCCCGAACCAACTGATCTAACATTCCAACCATTGGCAGTCTTAACATCTGAATGGACACCTCTCGCCCCCATCTTAACGTTTTTGGCTTTTGTTGTACTGTCTTTAATTGCATCTGCTTTACCTTGTTCGTAAAAGTGTTTTGCAACTTGATCTGGATTCATAGCTGTAAATAAGCTTTTATGATAACCGGAGGCATCTGACATTTCATTATTTTCATTCAAGAACTTCTTGACAAAATTGTTAATGTCGCTCTGGCTATCCTTGACCTTGTTTGCGTCTTTAACATTAAACCTATATTTTTTATCGCCGACGTTATATTCAAAACCTTTGAAATCGTCATTGAAAACTTGGTTTGTTTTATTTAAAAACGCATCAGTCTGCTTTTTAGCTACGGATGATTGCTCTTTTTGTTCTTTATTATATCGGTTAAAGAACTCTACCGCTTTTTGTTGTTCCGGTAATAATTTACTACCGCCTTTTATTTCTGCATAATATTTAGATTTTAATCCATCTAAATAATTTTTTGCATTAGCAAGTTCTTCTTTTCTTGCTATTTTCTTTTTTCTAATATCTTTTTCATCGTCTTCATCTTCATTATAAGAAAACTTATCTTCCATAATAAAGTTAATTTCGTCTCTATCAAGATGAGGTTTCGATGTTTGATAATACTCTGCTAATAGTTGATTTTCATTTAATGAATCATAATCAGTATTTAGCTTTACGTAGTCTTCTAAACTACCTCCTGTTTCATTTACAAAGTCTACAACCTTTTGAATGTTTTCAGGCAATTCTATACCAGATTCTTTTTGTTCCGCTATTGCTTCAGCTACATCTTCTTTTAATTCTTGTGTAACTTCTTGCGTTATTTCCTCTTTCTTTTCTTCCGTTATTTCTTCAAGTACAGTTTCTTCTACTGGTTTTTCAGGTACGGATTCTTCAGCTTGAACGGGCTCTGGTTGTTGTGGTATTTCTTTTTCCACTTCTTGTACAGGTTCGGCTTGTTTATCTGTAACCACGTCTGCTGCTTCTTGCTTTGTATTGGCATCTTGTTCTGGTTTTTTAGTTAAATCAAGTTTTATATTACCAGTTTCCTCGTTAATAACGGCTGGTCCTGTTTGAGCTGGAGATTCTTTAACTTCAGCTTCTTTTGTTTTTTTGGTGTTTTTTATTTTAAAACTACCTTCTGTTTTTGCTGCTTTAGCCATGATAAAATATTATATAATTAATTGTTAAAATTATCTAGGTTCAAATCCACCTAGACCAAAACCGCCACCCATTATGTCATTACCTCCTGACTCAAAGTCTTTCGGTGGAGTGTCGTTTTTTCTTTGAGAAATCATTTCTGATTGTTGCGTGCCAATTATTTTAGCTCGCTTGTCTTTACGATCCTCAATTTCTTTTTCGCGATTAGCATTATTTTGAACTTCCATGCCTTTAAGCTGCATGTTATATTGAAATTCTAATGCCATCAATTGTTTTTTAGCGTCAACTTCCACGCCTATTCTTTGATTCTCAAGCTGACTTTTTAATTGCTCTAGTTGAGATTTAGTTTGGAATAGCGCTTGATCTTTTTGTACTTCCGCCTGTGCAGCTACTTGTTGAGCCTGAGCATTAGCATTTGCTTGTGCCTGTATATTTGCCTGCTGCTCTTCCTGTAGTCTTTCTTGGCGTTTTTTCTGTCGCACTTTTAATAGCTGATTTGCTAACTTTATATTTTGTACTTCTCTGATGTCAATTGCATCTGATAAATCAATAAGCCCACCACTTAATGCGGTTTGTATATTGTTTTCTAACATTGCTTTTTCCTCATCATCCGGAGTTAATTCTAAATAAATACCGAAATCATGAAGATGTAAATCTTTCATTTCATTTAACGTCGCTACATTAAAGCCACCTATTTTTTGAATAAAAGCTTCTTTGGCAGGGTGGTATTCTAATATATCTGATATCCTTAATGATAAGCACTCCGCGGTTTCTCTTGTTAGATATAAGCCAGCATCTAATATATGTCTTGTTGCTGTATTGCTATTTGCGGCCGCTAATTTTTGTACACCTACTAAAGCTCTAGAGTCAGGGGTACTAGCGTCTCTTGCCTCATTTAAACCGGTAACATCTCTTATCATTTGCAAATAATAATTGTAAGTAGATATTAATGTTTGTAATTTTTGACCACCACTACCAGTTTGCACTTCTTGAATAGGTACTTTGCCTGGGTTCATATCGCCCTCTTGCGTAAAAGATCTACCTATAATAGAACCTGTTTGGAAAAACATATTTAATGCTTCTTGCGGATTGTAATTAGTACCATTACCTAAATCAACTTCATTTAAACCGTCAGCATCTAAATACACACCATCTGGTATCATTCTTTGTAATACTTGCTGTAATTTTAAATGTGTTAATTGAATCATATCTGCAAACGCAGTACATCTACTTACAATAGATTCTATTCTGCCTTGATACATTCTAGGCGCTGTGATAGCGTAGTTTAATTTAACTTTAGTTTCATCAGCCTTTGGTCTCATCATATTAGGTGCCATTTCCCATTTAAGTAAAATATTACTACCTAATACCATAACACCTTCATATAATACTTCAAGAGATCTTTGCATTTTTCCAAATTGCTCTTCAAATATTTCTTTAGGCGGATCAAAAGAATCATCTCTTGCTATAATTTTTGTAGCGCCAGTTGCTGTCTCTTTAACTTTGTAAACTTCGTTCATGTAAGTTTTAAAATTAAAGTATAATATTTGCACAACATTTTGATCGCGATTATTGTTGTACATATTACTTATATTATTATTCCATACACCCCAATTCTGAGAACCTTGTTGTTGGATCTCTTCCATTTGGTCTTGCGTTAGGTTCGGAAACTGCTTTTTAAGCTCGTTTAAAGGAACGAATTTAACCTCCCCTACATAATATACATCTTGAAAATATGGATCCTCCGTATACGAATAAACCATATAAGCTGGGTCTACATATTCAACAGTAACACCTTCGGTTTCTGTGAAATTATTTTTAACCGCTCCTATTCCTAATGTTGCTAAATCGTAATAATATCTTTTCTTTGTTAAATCATATCTGTTGTCATCAAGCATAACATTGATAGCTTCTTCTTCAGCTATTTCAATACCTTGCTTATAACTTAATTGCATATGAAGATCTAACTCCTCTTCTGAGGCTGGTAATTTATCTGGATTATTTTCAAATAAATTAATCCCAAATTCTTGCGCAGCAAAATTATTCAACTCTTCTGTTTGTAAGTCTCTAATTATTGCCTCCATATACTTTGTTCTTTTTTCAACACCGTAAGGATCTTGAGAATATGCTGTTAAGTCAAAAGCTCTATCAGCAATACCATTAACTACAATATCTACAAATTTAGATAAAATAGGAACTGGTTTCCAGTCTAAATTTAAATAAGATAAATCGCCATTAATAGATAATTCATCTTTGTATTTTTGGATAGGTTGTTCTCCGCGCGCATACAATCGTAAATTGTGAAAAGTATTTTGATTACTTTGAAAACGAGTTGTACCGGAATTGCTAGAGAACCATTCGTTTTGAATTGCTCTTCCCACCTGAAGCCCGTACTCCATCGACATTTTTTCTGCATCACTTGCGACTTGGGTTGGAAAAAAACTATTTACTACGCCTCTGGCCATATTACTATTTTATTATTTTTGATAATTCCCCATTTTGTTTATACTTTGCAAAGCTTAAATTAATAGGTGATCTTTGTAATTTATTTGTTGGTCTATACAGATCTTTATGACAAGCCATTACTGCTAATCCCGAACTTATAGCCGCATCAAATTTTGTTCTATTATTTATATCAAATTTAGCCCAATCATTTAATGTGTCTGTAAAATACATAGAACCGTAGTTACCATTGGATTGCAATCCTACGTGTTTATCTATATACATTTCTATAGCAGCTGCGTGAGCTTGCTTAATATCTTCACTTGAGTTAGGTATTCCACCAACTTCTCTTTCTGAAACTGATAACTTGTTCCATAATTTGTCAGGCCTATTCATTGAATATCCTCTATAACCGCGCCTTTTTAAATAATATAATAACCTAGGTTTATTATTTTCTGCTAATATTGGCATTCCATAAAATACTATAGCCATTAAAACATCTTCAAAAAACATTTCAGCTGTTTGCGGTCTTGCTATATATTCTAAAAAAAATGTGCTAGGGGGTGCATCCTCCATGCTGAATTTAGTTAACCCATGCAACGCGCCTTTAGAACCTTTGCCGTCTGTTGTACCTGATATATCGTAACTGTCACAACCAAAAGCACCCACGTGTTCTAATCCCGGCCATCTAACTCCATTCTTTATTATCTGCCTATTTTGTAACTCATAAGAAGGAGTCCAGCTTATTAAAAACCTTCCATTTGGGTTTGGCGTAAAAATTACTTTTGAATCTTTAATACCATTTTCCCACATAAAACTACCGCGAGTTAATACATTACTATGCCGTAAATCTTCGTTGTAATCTATTTGTTCGTATATTTTTACTAAATTAAATATACTATTTTTGGTTTCATCCCTAAACGCATGCTCCTCTGTACGTGGAAACTGTCTGTAATACTCGTTTAGAGCGTCCTGGTCACCTTTTAAACCTTCAGCTTCGTTATTCCAATGCTCTATGACTCCGACGTCTATAATGTCCCCGTATGGCCCAACTTTTTCTTCTTCTGGTGTGTTGAATACAGGTATGCCATGAGAATCAATGAATCCTTCGTAGTTCCATTCCATAGGTATGAACAAAGAATATAGTCCGCTGCGAGTCTGTCCATTGGCGTTTCTTTTTGTGACATCTGAATCATTGTATAATCTTTTAAAATTGTCACCACCTTTGTCTAAAGCGTTTGATGTGCTTCCCATCATACACTTACCTATTACTCTACTACCTAGTCTTAACGTGGTTTTCGTAACCCTCCAGTTGTTGAGGATGTTGTTCGGCCTTTCCCATTTGCCCGATTCGTCATGGACGAGAAGTTTAAGCTTCTCCCCGTCGTATGCGTTGTCACCGGTGTTCTTCCAATCGATCGTGGTGTCGAGACCCGATAAGGTTTCAACGGCGGTGTTATTGTCAAGTTTACGTCTTGTGAACTTGGACGCTGGAACACGATAGGCGAGCTCGGTTTTGGGGCGGTCCATACCGTCCTGTATTGGTTTGAAAAAGAAGGGGTAATTAACCGATATCGGTACCACCTTATCGGTAAACATCTTTTTCGCATCAGCCCCAGACTTGGATAGTATACCATATCGTGAATCGGAATTAATAGTGGCGAGATTAACGGTTTCTCCAGAGGCCATAAATGAAAAGCCAGACCGTCTATTCTTGAGGTAGCACATCCCATAGGATCTGGAATCTGCCTTGCAAGCTTCCCAGAAAATGTAGAATAATCTATTTGCTTCGCGAAACTCTGGCTTCCCAACATCAATCTTGGACCACTGCAAGTACATAAAGTGAGTACCAGTAATGTAAGTAGCCACACCTTTATTATTGAACCAATGGCCTTTTTCTCTTTTGTTAAACTGTTCATCGATATATGTGCCCCATTTTGATTTAAACTCTTCGGGATATTCTCTCCAATCAAATATACTTTTAATTAGTTTTAATTCCTTCGGATATTCCGCGGGCGTCCACTTGTCATTTGATTTGTCTAACTTTGCTGGTGCTTTTGGCAAAGCTATCTTCAGATTCTGTATATTATATATTTCTCCGATTTGGCCCGACTTACTTATAACAACTACATCATGCTCTTTGTTATAACCATACTTCCATTTCTTACTCTTATTTAGTCTAGATAAAGTAGTTTGTTTAATTGGTGTTATTACACTATATAAACTTTGTTCGTACATTATTTAGATCTTCTTTCAGCAAACCCACCAAAAGTTGTTTGTTCGACTTCTTCTTTTGGTTTGTTTTCAATTATTCTTTGCTCCTCATCAATTCTGCTTAATATTTCAAAAGCATCAAATATAGCCAGCTTTTTTGTGGCTGCTGCATTTTTTAATCTGTCAGCTGAGATATCATCGTCCGAATCTACAATAGCTTCTTTTGCTACTTTAATTAATTCCTCAACTGCTTTGTGCCCAGCCTGGATTATATTCTTCTTCGTCTCCTTGATATTCATATTTAATTGTAATTGCATTCATGGGAACTCGGTATAACCTTTGCCCTTCTATTATAAACTCGTATTCTGAATTTGGTTTAAAACCAACAAGCGTTTCTACTTCAATTTGTTCATTGCCGTATTTTACAATGCCGATTAATGGCCTTTCTTTTTCTATGGAAATTTCGTCCGTTTCTTTTATAGGCATTACAAAAACAAAACCTTCTAGTGCTTTCCACTCATTATTTTGTTTGTAAGCATATATTTGATCAGGCTGCACTAAATAAATATCCTCTTCAAAATAGTTTTTACTATTCTTTTCTTTACCACGTATATCTCTAAATCTTCTAAATATATTGTGATGTACAATAACCTCTAACCCTTCTTTAATTTCGTTATACATTCTTGCGCGAGGCAATCCTATAACAATACCAATTCTTTGAGTATATTGATGATTTTGTAATTCAGTGTTTAATAGTAACTCGTTACCTTCTATCTCTTTTTTTCCTGTTGTCCTACTGCCCTTCGGTTTTACCAGGTAATTGAATACACTCTGCATTTTACCATGAGAGATCGTATTCGACGGATATCGACATGTTTTTGTTAAAGTCCTTCCAGGGCATTAACATATCCTCTTTTGTTATATAGATGGAGTACTTATCTTCTTCCTCTATTATATTAGCTATAGTATGCCCGCCATACACTTCTTGCCCAACAGCATAATGCATAGCGTCATTCTTATAGTCTTTACCGACACTAATCTTTCTTATTATCTGCTGCGACATCGGTATATTCTCCAGTTTTTAAATCAATGTTAACAGAACCATATACATCTTCTAACTTTTTTTGTTCAGCTTGAACAACTTCGGCGGCGGCTTTTATTGCTGTCAACAATTGAGCTTTATGAGCTTCAAGACCACCGATTTGCATTTGAATTTGATTAACTTGATTTACTGCGGCTTGAATAATTTGTAATTCTTCCGCTTTAATTTTGTTTACTTTTTTTGCCATTTTATTTGATTTAAGTGATTTATAAGGAAAAGCTTTATTTAACTTTTCTTTTCTAGTTTTACAACCGCAATCTTTTCCGGTTGCTTTCGATATGGTATCAACTACTTTTTTGATACCTGTTGCTTTAGTGATTTTTTCTATTGTATCACCAAGTCCTTTTGATTTCATTTAACAATTCCATTTACGTCTAGCCGCTTTACCTCTTTCTCCAGTCCACCCACGAGATCTAGCGCAAAATGATTTACGTCTTTTTGCAGCCTTGCTATCTGGATCTAATTTGGAAGGAGGGGTTGTAACAGCTGTTTTTAAATTACCTCCTGTTTTTCTATTATAATTCGCTACACCTTTAGCGGTCATTCCGCCACCTGCATCTTTTCCAGTACCGCCTCCTTTTTTAACTTCGGCGTAATTGCCAGACTTTTTGTTTCTTGCTGGCGCATAAGACTTAGATTTAGCTTTTTTGAATGGTGAGTTGTGTTGTATATATGCCATTATTTCCCAAAGTATTTAAGTTTCATAGGCGCACCTTTTCTAAAGAATTTTGATTTTTTCGGGGCTGCAGTTTTCACTTCTTTTAAAGGTATATCTAAATTTTTTTGCTCTTCAACACTTAATTCATTTTGCTTTAAATCTCTACCTTCACCCCTAACAGTCCCTTGAGTGCCTAAATAATTAGCCCCATACCCGGAAGTTTGGTTTTGCTTGCTTTGATTTTTTACATTAGTTAACTCGTTGTCAGAAATTTCATATCTACTTTGTGCTTTTGAAAGTTTATTTAAATCGCTTTGACTTAAATTGTCATTAGCCTTAAAGTTGCCTTCTGCATCAAATGTTCCATACTTGCCCATTTGTCTTCTATACTTGCCTACTCTTCGACTCGTATGTATTCCACTTCTTATATTATTACGTCTTTGCAAAGAAGTTTGAGCGGTACCAGAATCGTTAGTTCTTAAGGTTAATTCACCTTTTTCGAGTTTGTCGTCTTCACCAGTTGTTGTATCTGGTTCTGGATCTTTAATATTTTCATCTGCCCATACGCATCCCTTAACGCCTCTTTTACGAGAGCCATCTGCATTATAACATTTTTCTTTAAAGGATTTATCTTGCGCAGCGGTTGAATCGGGTGTATCTTGTACACACTTACCCGCCGCATTCTTAGTAAAACCTTTGCCACAACCACCTTTTTTAGTAATTAAGTCGCCGGCTGTTGTTCTTTTTTTAACAGTTTTTATAGTGCCATCAGGACCTAGCTCTTGATTCTGGGAAGTCTCTACGTGCCCAGGCTCATGCGCTTTTAAGGGGCTAATGTTTATAGAAAACCCTTTTTTTTTAGCTGGCGATTTTGTAGCAGCGTCGCTAGTGGTGTTGTCCCCGTATACGCCGGCTGGCCCAACATTAAGAATAGGCTCTGTAACACCTTTCTTTTGATTGAATAAACCTTTGTTTACTCTAGCTGTTATTGGTATATTTTTTCCCATGATTAGTTGTTATGTTATAATTTAAATTCCGAAATATCCGGTATTTCTAGTTCTGTGTCAAATTTTTTTCCTGTAAACGAAGCAAATGGATTGTCATCCTCTTTACTTACATCGTTACTTAGGTTCGCGGTTTTCGCTGGTGGCTTTTGATCTCCAAATCCTTTTTTCACTTCAGCGGCATAATCAATGCCTCTTTTGCTAGCTAATACATCTTTCTCTCCTTCTATTAAAGCCATGTTCATTTTTGCTGGAGATTTAGACTTGGTTGTTATTGGATTAGCCATGTCCCCATTATAGCCATCTTGAAAGTAAGCTTCACCTCCATAAAAATTTTTATTTAATTTGGCAGGAGATCGTCTTTTAGCAAACATAGCTTCAGCTTCTTTCAAATGTACTCTACCACCAACCCCTTGTCTAGGGCCTGGCGCAGACTTCTCTTGAAAGCCGCTGGCGTTTCTATTGTCTGATATTTTATTAAGCTCCTCAGCTTTTCCTCTAAAATTTATTGCCATTATTTTTTATATTTAGTTACTCTGCCTTTTGTATCTTTTTCTCTTTTTGCAGCTGCTTTTTCACTAGGTGATAATTCGCTCCAGGTTGCTGGTGTTTTACTTGAAACTCTTTTAGTTGGCCTAAAAGTATTTTCACCACCCTCATAGCCTTTCTTGCCGCTGGGTGTTCTCCAATCTTCTTTAAACCATCGTTTAAGTGCTGCACCCTCTTTGGTTTTTCTAACTTGTAGAGGTGAACCTTTCATTTTAAAAGCCATTATTTTTTTGAATTACCCCAATTAGCAGCTCCAACTTTTCTACATTTGGCCATTGCTCCACTTCTATATGCAGAATTTTTTGGACCATACCTGGCAACTACCTTTTTATAGCATGCATCTTTTTTTAATGGTGAAGAATTTTTATATGCTTCATCTTCCCATTCAAAATCAGGATGCCCTTCATTCATAGTTTCCCTATTATAAACTTTAGCTGGAGATTTAGTGTCTTTTTTCCAAGTTACGGTTTGATTATCATACTGCAACCTTCCTTGTGCCATTTGATCTAAATGCACTTTTTCGTGATCAACCGCTTCTTTAACTTTTTTGTCAGACAGTTTTGAATTAACAAATATAGTACCATCACGATTTGCTTCGCCTTCTATACCTTTCTCTAAATCATCTTTTAAAATAATAGGTTTTCCAAATTCGGAGTCTTTATGTATTCCGAACACGTCATGTAACGGACGAAGTTTAAATGCCATTACTTAGAGTATTTACCGCCTTCTTTATTACCGTAGCCTCCTTTGTTCGCTGCTTGCGCATTTTCTGCATAATGTTTACGTGCAGATTTGCTTAAGCTTTGATTAGACGCTTCTTTAATATCATAAGACATTCCTTTGTTCATTTTTTTAGCTGGAGAATCATAATCTGCTTTAGAAGCTGATTGATCGCCATGAGATGAACCATCTTTGCCTTTATAACCTTTATCTGTACCTTTGTAATTTTTGTAATCTGATCTGCTTGCAGATTGATCACCTTTCATCGCACCGTATTTTTTAGCTGGTGAACCTTTATCACCACATCCTATTTTGTTAGGGCCGATACCTTTAAATCCTGAATATGCCATTGTTTATTATTTATTTGTTAGTTAATCTATTTTTTTTTGTGACCCTAATCCGCCGCCACGTGATTTGTTTTCTCTTGCTTTTTGCTTTGCTGTAGGTCCTGATCCGGCACCTTTCATTTTTGCATTAGCAACTTTGCCGGCAATTTTAGTAGCTGCCTCTTTTGATTTGCCTTGTTTTTCAAGCTTGCTTACTAAACCTTTAAAGCTTTTAGCTGGGCTACTTTTCTTTTTGCCTATAGCTTTATCTACAACTTTCCCAACAACAGCTTTGCCTAATGCTCCTGCCACGGCTCCTAGTATTTTAGCCGGGGATTCAGGTCCAATATTTTTAGGTCCAATTTTTGCTGGTGAACCTGCTATGTCATCAATGGGCATATACTTGTTCAAATTTTTTCTTTCTTGAGATGCTGATTCTTTTTTGCCTGGCGCAGCCTCTATTTTAGCTTTTAGATGATCAGGCAATTTGTGCTGATCTCCCTTCAATGCTTTTTGCGCAGGACTTGGAAAATTTAAAGTCTTCTTTAAAAGAGGAGACTTGGGGTTCATTTTAAATGCCATAATTATCTATTTTTATCATTAATCATATCGTCAATAGCTTTATTGTAAACTTTGTCCGTATATGTTTTGTTATTGTAGAACTTGCTTCGTTCTGATGTAGGCATGTCTTCTTCTGCCAGTAATATTCTATATACTCTATTAATTAAATTTTTACAAATATATGAAGTCGTATAAGTGTTAAATTTATTTGTAGTTCTATTTCTTGCTGAATAAATATCAATCCATCCGTTTTTTCTTAAACGTTCCCATCGGTTTTTATCCCATGAATATGTGTAAGATCCATTAATAAAATCATTTCTTGTAAAAAACTTTTTACAATCTAAATATATTAATAATTCTAAATCAGCGTCTTTTAAGTTGTAAGTTTTACATGCCCACTTACGCACTAACCTATAATATTTAAATAAATTTAATTCTCTTAAATCGGATGAAGTTAATCTCATTCTACAATAACCACATCACCAATTGTAATAACTTGGTAAAGTGTGCCGTTCCATTCGATACCATGACCTGCATGCTTGTCATATCTAATTATATCGCCGTTCTGTATATGTTCAACCTTATCCCCTACACTAACCACCTTTGCTTTTAAGTACCTAATGTCGTTATTATTTTTTTCTGTAATTTCCAAACCACCTACTTTCTTCGGCGCTTCCTTAATTTTATCTATTATAATAAAGTAATTAATTGCTTTCAAGAGATCTTACGTTTGAGATTATACAATCAGCAGATACTATTGTTGTGGCAACACTTATCGCATTTTTTAATGCAGCTTTTGTTACTGATATAGGGTCTACAATTCCAGCATCTACCATATCTTTATAACAACCACATGTAGCATCTATCCCCATTCCTTGCCATTTAGAATCTTCCATTTCATTTTCAGGATCCTCTGTGACTTCTTTAGGAGTAAACACATTTGATATACCAGCATTTTCTAATATAGCATGGTATGGCTCTTGTATTGCGTTTAAAAGAAGACCGTACCCGTCGTTTTTTATTTCAATTTCCTGTGCGGCATTGAGTAAAGCAACACCACCTCCAGGAACAATACCCTCTTGTAATGCAGCTTTTGTAGCATGCAGAGCATCTTCTACCCTATCTTTCTTTTCTTTTAACTCCACTTTAGAATCGGCCCCTACGTAAATTACCCCAACCTTACCAGTTAACATAGATAAACGCTGCTCTAATTTCTTTTTTAAATAACCGTTCTTTTCGTCTTTTATTTTCTTTTCAACATCTATTATTCTTAAAGCAACCTCTTCATTTGCTTCTGATACTTGTAATGTTGTAGTCTTGTGATCAGTAACCGCCTTTGCGACTTGGCCTAAACAATCTGGTTGAATTAAATCTAAATCATCCCCAAGCTCTTCGTTAATTACTTTAGCTCCTGTTAATATTGCTAAATCCTCTATTGAATCTTCTTTTGTTGTTGCAAATCCAGGGAGGTCAACTATATTTACTTTTATATTACCTTTAGCATTATTAGCGACTAAGGTAGCCCAGGGTTGAGCTTCTAATGTTGCAACTATTAATAAAGGTTTTTTGTTTTTTATAACAAACTCTAATATATTTTGTATACGTCTTATGTTTGGAATTGGTGAACTTACTATTAATACGTAAGGATTATCTAATATGCAAGTACCCTTGCTTTTATCTGTTATCAGATAGGTTGATTTCATTCCTGAATCAAATTGTACGCCATCAACAAATTCAACATAAGTTTCATTTGTTTCTGACTCTTCCATCAGAACGATCCCATTTTTTCCAACTTTTTCAAAAGCTTCGCCGATTTTTTCTCCAAGCGTAGAGTCATTGTTACATGAAATGTAAGCCACTTGCCTAAGCATATCATCCTTAACCGGAATACTGGCGTTATCAAGATATACCAAAATTTCTTTATGGCATTCAGAAATGCCTTCTTTAATGTCTCTAATCGTTTCTTCACCTGCGTATGAATTTATATTATGTAATAAAGAGTGAGCAAGAACGGTAGCTGTTGTTGTACCGTCCCCTGCTTCTCTTACCGTGTTTGTGGCTGCTTCTTTTATTAAAGTAGCTCCAATGTTTTCGACCGGGTCTATCAAGACTACGCTTTCCGCAACGGTTACACCATCTTTTGTTATCACCGGTCGGCCCATTGCGTCTTCATATATAACGCATTTTCCAGAAGCTCCAAGAGTGGATCTCACTGCGTCCGTTAATTTATTAACGCCAGCCATTATTTTATTTCGCGCTTCATCGCCGAAATTCAGATCTTTAACAATCTGACTTGGTAATTTAAATTCCATTTAATTAAATTTTATTTGATTTTTATTCGAATGTTTTTACAACTTTCGGTCCAGAAACGTAATCAAGTTTTTTCTGATAATGTGAAATGGATCCATCGATTGCTGATTCAGCTCCATCTAATGTTTCCCTTCTTGTAACATCTTGCCAGGTTTTTTCATCTTTAGGATGTTTTATTTCTGTTTGGTAATATCCATTTGGTAATTGGGTAATACGCCAGTTTTTTTTATCTGCTGCGTGTTTCCAGGTTTCTATGGATTTTTCTGTTGGTTGTGGTTGACTAGTCCACGAATTAGTCTGGTAAAATAGTGTCATTTTGGTTTTGGTTTTAATTATTATTTATGGTTATATAATTACCTAATTTTTAAGTAATTTAATTTCTTCTTGCAATTCTTGTATTGCTTTTATTAAAACGGGTACTAATGTACTGTAATCAACTTGTTGTGGTATTATACCTTCTATATCCCCGTCTTCTTCTATTTCAGATTTAATAAGGCCTATTTCGTCTTTATAACCTGTGGCCCAATCTTCTTTTATATTTTGTAGTTCATGTGCTTTAACACCGTAATCTCTCTCGCCATCAATCCATTTAAAATCGTAAACTTTCATTTGCGAAATTAAATCTAAGCCATTAAAATCTTTAAAGTCTTCTTTTAATCTATAATCAGACGTGGTATTATATTGTGTTCCAGATCCACCAAATGTTATGGTTCCTTTAATAGTGTTATTGTTAGACTCAAACTTTATTGCGGTGTTGCTTGTTCTGTTCCCGCCACTATTAGGAGCTGAAGCTTGCTTTAAAGCTAAACAAGCATAATCATTACCTTGACCAGTGAAATCTGTCATGTAAAAATTGGCTACCTCTTTAGAATTCGTACCACCTGTTAAATCCGCTTGATAAGAAGATTGCATCGTAGCAGACTGGAATATCCTATTGTTAAAAGAAAACGCTACATCATTTGTAAAATTAGTTACATGCGAATAACTCCCGTAAGTATCTATCTTTATGCTTCCATGTACTGTGGCTTGGTTTCCATCTTGGTACAAATCTATTTGATCATGGACTTTTAATATATCGTCTACTTCTAGGTTTCCATGTATTTGTGTATCTCCTGTATAAGTTATATCTAACCTATTTATTGAATCTGTATAAAACTCTACACCTCCACCAGTTCCTACTATTGAGTTAGATGTGCCTGTATTTAAATATATATTATCTGCAACCCTTAAACTACCATTTACAGCTAATTTATTATTAGCATCTGGACTTGCCCCAATACCTACATTTGTACCATTATCTCTTATTATGCTATTGCCCAGTGTTGTGCCATTAGTAAACCTAGGTACATAATTAGCAGTACCTGAACCACCTATAGAGCCACCTGAGCTACCACTCGACGCAGCTGTTATTCTACCTTTTGCATCGACGGTTATATTAGCATTAGTATAACTATTTGCTGTTACCCCAGAATCTTTTAATGTTAAGCCAGCAACTGAAGTATTTTGTGCCCAGCTTGCTGCATTTATATCTCCACCTGCGCCAATAGATATTGGTTGTGCTTCAATGCTCATGCTCAAATTACCTACATATAAATCGGCATTAAAAGTTGAATTACTCCTGAATCTGCTTGTGCCATTAACATCTAACTTTGCTGATGGTTGTGTTGTCCCTATACCACAATTATCTCCATTACTACCATTTAATATAATATCACCGTCTCTTTGTAGTTGTATTTCAGCTCCACCGGTTTGCGCTCTTGATATATAAAATGGAGCACTACCAGCTGTGCCTTGAAAATGCATGTTTACATTGTCTTGGTTACCAGTACCCACCGCGCTAAACCTTAACCCAGAAGTGTTATTACTAGAATCTTCTATTTCTATTTGAGCACCTGGGGTTGTTGTGCCAATACCAATTCGACCAGTACTTTGGTCTATAAAAAATTGATCAGTATTAGCCGTAAAATCCCCCGTTAACGCTGTGGAATTTAAAAGTTTTGGCATTATATTATATTGATATTAAAATTGCTTCGTAAGAGCCATTTGTGATGGTTCCGTTAAATGTTATTGTTAAAGCGCTTCCAGATCTTGTTATTGTTGGAATTACTGTTTCGCCGGCAGAGCTAATAACTTCACATTGCACATCTTTCGCGTCTGATTTACCTAAATCTGTACTTGTGTTAATTGACCATGAAGTTGCTCCACCTGATGTTCCATTTGCAGTTACCGCTCCCGAGGTTGCCCCAAGTGAGTATCTCTGACCATTTGAAGCTGTAGAGCCTGGATCGTCGTTTGTTACTGTAAATATACCATTTGATACAGATACACTAATACCAGTACCAGCTGTTACGCGTGCCGCGCCTACATCTGTTGCTGTTGCATTATCTATTGCTATATCAACGCTACCAGATGAACCCCCGCCCGTTATAGGCGCTGTAGTCGTTACTTCTGTTATATCACCTTGTGGTATTGTTGGAAAAGATTGTAACCCACCAGAACCGTCAACATACTCAGAAGAATCACCCTGCCATTCAAGATCAATAGTTCCGCTACCTGTTACAGGTGTATTAGTTACGTCTAACGCGCCTGTGTTATCTATAGCTAATCCTACACTTGTAACAAAAGGCAAATCAACTAAAGCATAACTTACTGTTTCACCACTACTTGAAGAATCTAAACCAATTAAAACTTGATCATCTTCCTCAGGAGTTCCACTACCACTTGGCGCAGCAGCTACTAATCCAGTAGTCGCAGTATAATCTACACCGACTGTTGCTGTACCACTAGAATATGAAACTGTCGTAGCAGTTCCAGCATTTACATTACCTTCACCAATCGTAGTAAGCGTAGCTTCTGTAACGTTCTTGTTAACTTCTGTCCAGTTTGCTTCAGCAGTTGGATTATCTTGTAAAGCTATAATTAAATCACCTATAGCTAATGGTGTAGACCAGTATGTTCCACCTGCACCGCTACCAGCTGTTGTTACAACATATGTATAACCTTGTAGTACTGATGCTCCTGATGGAGGATCTTGGCTTGCATCATAACCGCCAGCATAAACTAATTGGCCTGTTAATAACCCTTCAACATAACCTTTAGTGGTTAGTGTCGTAGAGCCATCAGATCCTGTTGTTGCAGCTGATGTTCCTTTATTTGTTATACTTAAGGAATCTACTGTTGCTGTTTTTGTTACAGTTAAGTCACGGCTAATTGTAACGTCTTGAGGTAAACCTATTGTTAATGTTCCTCCAGACTCAGCCACGTCAACCTCGTTGTTTGTTCCGCTAAATGTAGCTGTTGCTTGTGTAGTTATATTAGTGGTATTAGAACCGTCTGATAAAACCCAGTAGTTATAATTATCTGAAGAAGGAATACTAACTTTACCACCGTCGGCTGTTACGTATTCACTTGATGTACCTTGCCATTCAAGTTCAAGCTCGCCATTAGTGGTTATAGGAGAATTTAAAACATCTAAAGCTGTTGAGTTATCTATACTTAACCCCACGCTAGTTACTGTACCTGATTTATAGTCTGCTAGTTCACCAGAACCTAAAACAACTTGGGATGAGTCACCTTGCCATTCTAATTCTATAGTACCAGAACTTGTTACAGGGTTGGTACCTCCTATACTAATAGCTTCGTCTTCATCTATAGTTAGTTCTACGCTTGTTACCGTACCTACATTACTTGTTTTGTTATTAAATGTACTCCAGTCTGTAGAACTTAAAAAACCATTTTTGCTTGCTGATGATTGATCAATTCCAATTAATACATCTGTTGTCCCGCTTAATGTTATTGGATTAGTACCTGTAGCTTTACCTATGGTTTCAACACCACCTCCTACTGCTTCCCAAGTTGGGTTAGTAGAACTAGCTACTGTACATACTTTTAGTTGATTTGAAGAATCATTATAGTAAAGTTGTCCCAATACACCAGCTCCAGGATCAGCTCCGAGGTTTTGTATTGCCGCTCCTAATAGTTCGTTCTCATTAAGATTGATGCTGCTTAAAAAATTTATTGCCATTGTTTATTAGTTTAGATATGCTTTCCCTGAAAATGCAGCGGAAAAAGTTAGTGTTACTTGTGTCTCTGAATTATATAAGACAGAACCCTGCACAACCGTATTGGCAGAATCCACAACCGTCACTGACGGAAATTTCTTTAACTGATGATTTATTGTCCATGTTGAGTTTGGTGTTACCTGTTCAAATATTATTGTTTTGTCCTGCGCGTTTAACGGGTCTAATGTTATACCATATTGATGCGCATCTTGTATGGTCCCGCTGCTCTCTAAAGGTATTAACTGTAATTGATATATTATATTGCTTACCCCAGTAACACCTGTGAGTTCAAATATTCCAAAAGAACCTAAATCGTTTCTATCGAATATAGTTATAATGTTGTCTTGTACTTTTACTTTTGGATCTGATGGATCATCAGTAAGTAAGTAATTTAAATATGGTAATGAATTAGAATTATTCATCATTAATGTTTGTACATTAATAGATGTAATATTACTCCAATCTGTGCCATCACCGCCACCTGCCGCAAAAAACATAGAAGACTTACGCATAGCCCCGTCGATTGCGTCTGTTGTAAATTTCCAGCTATTGTTAGCTAAATAAAGGCTTATTGCTGCGGCTGATATATCTCCCAATAAAAAATTCTTAGTTGGTCCACCCGCATTATCCATGTCGGTACCAAGTAATAAATCATCCTTTTGAGGGTTATTATCTATTGGATAACTGGATACTCTAGCCATTTTCTTGTACAGGTTTTAGATTTCTATTGCCCAGCATTAGTTCATTATACTCTATATAAGCTTTAGGGTCTTCTTGATATTTAGTTCCTTGGGCTACTACCTCTTCCCAGGTTTCACATGTAAGTTTCGCGCAGCCTACGTGCATTCTCCATCTGCCCTCTACATCAACTATTAGTTTTACCTTGTATTTATTCAGTATGTTTATTTGCTCCTTTGTATAACCCATGTTATTTTTTTATTATTGATCCCACCTTTTCTGCTCCTCGCGATCCAAAATAGGCAACGTATACTGTTGTTGTTAATGTTTTAAGTAAGCTAATCCATTCTTGTTCTACTGTAAAATCTATATACCCATGACTATCTACCCATATAAAAGATATAGTCATAAATGTAAGAAAAATTAAACTCATAGGCCTTGTATTTTTACTAAGCCATGAATCCGATTTCATATCTGCTTTCCAGCGAGCACTTACTTCTTGTGCTTCAATCATATCATGCTCCAATAACTTTAGAGCCATCTCTTTATCTGGTGGAGGTAAGTTATCGTCTTTATCAATCAAACCTTTTACTACACCAAGTAATCCTTTGTCTGGCAAAACATCTGCTAGCGAATCTAATACTCCAGATTTTCCTAATAGGAATTGTCCGACTTTGGTTTCTTTAAATTTTTTTTTTGGCATATTTTATATTTTACACTAGGGTAGTTGTAAGATTTCCAGTGTTATCAACTGTTACTCGATAATTATTTCCATTAGGGGCCGTTAATACAATCCCAGCGCTAGGCTGTTCTATTTTTACATCCCCGTCTTTCATTATTAAATTACAAGGGTCACCTGATCCAGTATCTACTATTAAATCTGAAGCCGAACCAACTGTTACTGTAAGAAGACAATTATCTCCGCTGCCGCCTCCTGTAAGAGTTACAGCGTCACCAACAACATAACCTGAACCCCCTTCGTCTATACTAAAAGCTGTTACTCCTGAATTGCTGTCTATTTCTAAAACCTTTATTCGAAGACCAGACCCACTACCGCTTGTTGAAGTATTATAAATGTCATCTTCGTTATATCCAGTACCGCGACCATTACTGCCAGGTGGGGATATGAAAGAAAGAGCTATACCGCCTGTGGTTTTTATTTCTAAGTCGTTAGCCGCTGTTTCTTTAATAGACCAGTTAGGATTTGTTGGGAAATTTTTGTTAAAATAAATATCTCCAGTATATAAAGAGTTAGAAGATACTGTGTTTCCTTCTATTACAGTAAGAACTGCACCACCAACATTAAGATTTACTATATCACCCGCATCGTAATCTTGACCTGGATTTGCAACAACGAAAGTGTCAATACCTGAGCCACTAGTTACTTCATCTACTGTTATAGTTAAACCAAATCCGTTACCAGTTGATGTCGTAGTATAAGTATCGCCTTCATTATATCCGCTGCCTGCAGAAGTCACACTTAATAGTATATCGTCTCCTCTTTGAATTTTAAGAAAACCGCCACTATTATATAAACCGCCGTGTGGTATACCGCCTGTTATTGCCGTATCATCATTATTAAATTCAAATGATGGGACTGTTTGTAATGCCACCATTGGGTGGTAATTAATTACTTTTGATCCCTCTGTTATTAGTAAAGCGTTTTTAGTATTTACATCTTTATCTACATATGTATTTACTGCAAATTTAACTGGGCCTCTTTTATTAACTCCAGATTGCGCTGCTGGATATGTAGCGGGGTTGTTATCATAACCCAGAGTCATTGTTTCTGTTACAGGTGTTAAATCAAAACCTACGCTAAACATATTCCTATGCGCAGCTCCACCGTTACTTGTTATGTTTATATTACTACCTAATGTGAAGCAATTTGTTGGTGTGTTGCTCGTACCTATTGCTTTAATGTCATTATCTATACCGTAGACAAAATGTGATCCACCGCCGACATCACTTTGTATAGTGTTCGAATTACCTAGCACTATACTATTATTTAATCCTGTTAAATTGTTATTGATACCTTCAACTACTGCATTGTTAGAACTTACAACAGTGTTGACCGAACCACCTATAATTGAATTGTTAGAGCTCTGAACGGTATTGTTTGTTCCAGTTAAAATTGTGCAATCTGAATTTAATTGAATTTGGTTACCGTTACCCACTGTTAACGAGTGATCCGATCCGGCTATAATGTCGTTACTACCGGCCCCAATAATAACCGATGTGTTATCTACTTGGGGTAAACTAGGATTATTAGACACTACAATACCATTTCTTATAGCAATTGGAAGCCCTGTTGGAGTTCCCATGTCTACTGCGAAATTTGTGTTAGCACTTCTGCCTAATCCTATGTTGGTGCCGTTATCATATATAGAGCTGCTACCAATTATACTGCCAGCTGCAGTAAATTTAGCAATCGCGTTTTGTGCACCTGTTCCTGTAACATTATTTGCCGGTATTGGTGTTACTATTGAGCTAACATCTTTCCATTCTACAGAATTTGGGCCACCGGAGCCGCCTTGTGATGTTAATACTTGATTTGTATCTCCAGCTTCTTCGTTAGTATCGTATAATGCGCCAAAAATAGTAATCTCATTGAAGTCAAAACCTGCAGTTGTTACAAATTTGGTCTGGGCATTGTTCCATGTTATCTCACTTTCGCCTAAAACGTTAGTATTTGTCCATAATGCTAGTCTGTTGGCAATTCCGCCGCCAGCTAATACTGATGTATTGTCAATTTTGTCCCAAAAACAGTTTCCTGTGCTATCTTGAGAGATAATCGCCCAGTCACCAGGCTGCCAATCGGTTATAGGAACGTTTCCGGCGCCAACTAATGGGGTACCACCAGCTACGCTTACTACCCAATAATGTCCTGTATTACCAGCTTGAGGTACTATAATCGATAAATCAGGTTGATCGAGCGTTGC